GATATATGTTCTGATGCAAACAGCTTCTTTCTGTATTTACATACAAAAATAATATGATACTGTAACAAATATTTGTGCCTGTTTTTTGATTTCCATGTTCCCATGACGCAAGTATAACACAAACCGCCACTTTTGGCTACCTTAACCCACCGTCTAAAGCCAGTGGGATTGCGGTAGCCTTATTTCAAATGTTGAAGAAGGGCTATTAGAAGTAATTTGAAAAATTTTAAATTCTATATATTGTAATAAATTTACCTTTTTGTCAATTATGTATTTTAAATCATCATCACAACATGATATAATAATTTGTTGCTTTTTAGAGTTCCTATTTAATAAATAATGTTCTCTGGAAATATTAAAACATGTTTTTGTTGCATTTTGTCTTCCGAAAATGATTCCTAATTGTGCTTCGTTAGTATCTAATATACTTTCTAATTTATTAGTATAAGTGTTATCAGGCTTCTTCTTTTCATTTTTACACTCGATAACAAAATAAGGAGATAGGTAATTAAATACAGAAGGATATGTGGAATTTACTCTACATAAAGCAGTACAATCAAATTGATTGGTTTTAGTTTTTATATCAGTTGTTACTGATACGTGTTTGATGAGATTAAAAATTTTTGAAATTAGTATTTCTAAAGAATTTCCTTTATCAGTGGTATTACTTCCATAATCCAAATCAAGTTTTCCCCTTAATAATTTAAGCTCATTATAAGCTGATTCACTTGGATTATAGAAGATTTCATATAAGGAAGATATATTATTGGAAAGTGAATCAGCATGACAAAAATTTACTTTTGCATTTTTGGTCTGTTCTAATCTCATTTCTATTGCTGCCGATATTTCATCTTCAGTAGCATCTGGTTGCATTATAACTTTATAAATTACGTAAATATCGTCTGAGGAGATATATTTGTACTCCTCACATTCATCGCAATAAATAGGATTTACTAAAATATTTGCTGCTTCTTCTGTACAAGATTCTAATGGGTAATCACAGTCTGGACATCTTACTAAATAATACTTTTCAAGTATTCCCTGTTTTTCAGCAAAGTCAAGAATAAATTCGGAAAAAGAATACTTTACACCAAACTTCGCAGAAACAAGAGATGCTGTTATACTTTTTTGATTATTTTTTGGTAAAGTGGCAAGCCAATAATCAAAATTTTCAACAAAAGAAGAATTTAAAACATCAGTAATTTTTAAAAATTGTTTGTAAAACATTTTGTATATCAGCCTCCTCTGCATATTGCATAGTTTTTACATAACCACAATTTTTATATATTCCAAATTGTACGACAAGAGGGTTCCCTTTAAAATAAGTCTCATCGATACGCTTAAAAATTAATTTTAAACGTTTGCATGCCTTACTTCTTATAACATATTTTTTACTATCAAAAAATGCTTCTGTACACTGTAATGGTACGCTTTTATAAGATGTTGTGTCAATTATTGTAAGCTCACTTTCATCATCAGCACGAATCTTTGTAAGATATGCATCTCTATCATTTTTGAATATTGATTCAGTATCTCCATTAACAGATATATATTTTTCTAAAAGAATCTTTGTATCCATAATAGCACTTTCTTTATTTCTTATGTTGAGATGCAAATTATCAAAAAAATGATTAACAAATTCATTTATTAAAGAATTTTGTGAATTGATTTTATGTTCTATATCTTCTGGTGTAAATGAATATTGCTTATATAATCCATAGAGCATTTGAGAGACTTCGCTATTTACTATTTTAGTATTAGATTCAGCATTAAAATTTAATATATGAATAATTGCATTAATAGTAGATATCGCATAGTCTATGGTATTTATTTTTGTAACATCGTTATTATTTTGTTCATTATTCCTGCAATCACAAAGCGTAGATTTAGCCTTTGCTCTACTTATAATAAATCCTTTATCTAAATAAACTTCAATAAATATAGGGAAAACTGTTTCACCTTCTATATTTTCTCCATTTTTATAAAAAAATAATCGGGAAAATGTAAAATCTATTCTAATAGCTTCGTTATTATCATTAGTAATAATTTTATATTCAATCATCTTTCTTTCATGAGTATTCTTATAAGATAAGATGTTTTTCATAGGACAATCTGGACATGCATCTTTAATTATATTCTCTAAAAATGAAGGATTTTTAGAATATTCTTCAATGCCATAAATTTTTCGATAACATATTTCTTTGCTACCTTCTTTTGAAACTTTTAAAAGCCAATTTAGTACTTCTTTTTCATTTTCTTTATTAAGATTTGCAAACGCTGTTATAGTTTTTATGTAATCTGTTTTATTATCTACAAAATCTAATTTATGTTCCTTTAAAAAACGACGCATAATAGGATTTTGTAGATAAGCATCTTTTATAAGGAAGTTAGGTATCTTCATGTTTTATCCACCTTACATTTATATTTATACTACCATAATTACTATAACATAATATACAAATAATAGCAATATCGTGTTTACAATATATAATATGCTTTTATATGCGAATACAATTCTTGTTGTAATAAATAAAAAGAGCCTGCCCTCACAGCAAGCTCTTTTTTTCATTCTATTATTAAAGTTCTCTTAACGCATTTCTGAAATAATCCAAACGTCCTTTCACCATTTCACCAGAAGCAGTTCCGCTACCATTACAATACTTCAAATATTCTTCGTTAGTATCGTATGTTTCCAAGAATTTTTTAACCCATTCATTCCATTTCTGGATATCCTTTTTGTCCTTAATCACTCTATAGTAAGAGTAGAGTAGGATAGGAGCAGTAGTCTTTTTCACAGAAAGTGTTTCAAATGCTGTATCCAGACTATCCATAGCTTCTTTTAATAAGTCAATTTTATCATGATCGATATTATCATTATACATAACTAAGAATTTGTTAATATCATCATTCCGAAAAGAACCAAAATCGTAATCTTTGCCCGCAGTCAACAACATAAGAGTTTGACGAACAATATCTTTATCTTCATCTTTCTTACGTTGATTAGGGGTAGTAATTTTCTCAAATAATGGATGAGATTTCAGATCGAAAATTATCTTTGCCAATTTCTCATTTTCAACAGTAGTACGTTTTTGAGTATTAGATAAGCCCTTGGAGGAATTTATTCTGGCAAATATTTCACGGATATCATCTTCCGTAGCATCAGTCATAATATATAGCTGTATTTCTCTGGATAAAAATCTATCTTTTAAAACCTCGTCTAATTTTGAAAATTTCTTTCCAGCAATTTCATATTGAACCCCATCAATTTCAATAGGAAGTAAAGTTTTACTAAGCGAAAATCCATCATTAACATAAGATTCAAATATCGTGAGTCGTTGCTTACCATCTATAACCCCGTATCCATTACTTCCGTTATCTTCTACTAATGCAGGATAGACAGGGTATAAACGTAGAATAGTATCAATTAGCTTACTCATCATTGCTCTGTTCCATTGTCCACTTTGTCTTTGTAAAGGATGATTAAAGTTAAATTTTCCTTTTTGAATATCCTTTAAAAGTGACGACAATGCTCGTGTTTTAATTTGTAAATCCTTCATAATTGCTACCTCCCCAAATATTAAAAAATGATATTTTTAGATTAGTATACTTTGGGATTTTTGTCAATAGTTAATTTGAAAAATGATAAAAAATCGTATTTTTTATTTCGACATTTTATCCCTTTTCAGCAAGAAGACTCCGACCTCTAAGGTTAGGGATAATTGTGTTCCTCTTTCATTTCTCCAAAATTTCTGTTATACCAAGCATAATGATTCGTACATTGACAACTGGGATATAGCAGGTTGCACAGAGAAAACCAATATGCGAAAACCAAGCGTCCTTCTGTGCATAAAATATCCAAGGTACGAATCAAACATCATCCGTGAAAGCGTCGGGCGGACGGGGTTAGCTCGTTGATACTTAGTCCATTAGGGCTATTGAGCAGAAAGCCCCACTTTTTAAAGTAGGGGGGAATACGTCACTTATAATATAATTTAGTTGTCATCTCATCCACCCTGACAACAAGGGTTCCACAAACTGTAAACGTAGGAGATGAGTTCCTAACAGCAATTACTAACCGTTACATTCGGCAAAGTCTAGACTATTCCTTGCAGTATCAGGAGTTTCACCGGATACCACTCGCCCTGGTAGTCGTTGAGATTAGCACTCATAGAAATGAGATTTCACCTTTAATAAGGTTTTTGTACATATTGTACGCTGTCATCTGCTCGTAGTACGAGCCATTACATTGTCACAATTCTACTATGTCGCCATAGTAGAAGAGTAGTAATGGGTTTACGTACCTTCAAGCCCCTTAATTGCTAAAGGGTGCATCCATAATGTAGAGGGATACCATATCTGCGAATTCAATTGTGTATTTCACAAAGGATAATATATAAGACCTGTCATTTAGACAGGGAACAATACTATAATAGGCATATTCGATATAAGGGGATACCTTTTTCCCCTACCTAAGTTCTTTAATATAGTAAAAGTACCGATACCTGCACCAATAGTACCGAAAAATCCAAGTTTGTCAGTAATTGTATCAATTGCATTTGCAAAACTTCCAAAGATATCAATTACTGATTTCATATCATCTCTATTGAAAATATTCTGAGCAATACCTGTTCCAGTTTCTTTTAAGGAATTTATTTTATATTCAATAGAATCCATGGCGATAGACATTTCGGCATCGGCACTACCAGCACTGTTCGCCATATCATTCATAGCTTTTTCTGCAGCAGAGAAATTTTTTAATACAGAAGCTCCAATATTTGCACGAAGCTTTCCAAACATTAGCTCTAAAGCTTCTGCTTTTGTTTTATCTGTAAGAACACCCCAAACTTCACTCATCTCTTTTAAAATTTGGTATGTACTTTTATAAGTGTTTTCATCTGCCATAATAGAAACACCAGTAAGTTCATACAAATCTCCTTTAATAGTTTTTAGAGATTCGTCAACTTCTTCTGTTTCTTCATTAAGTCCTCTTAGTCTTAGAGCAACTGTTTTAAATCCATTCAAAAAAATCTGTTACTTTCCCTAGCAAATAGGTACTGACCATATTTGTAATATGGCGACATGTCATTTCTGGCATGTTCTTACATTTTATATTTCAATTATATTGTAAGTTCGGACTGGATCTTCATCCTATAAAAATAGGAGAGTAGCGGAACCACAAATGTTACCATATGTAGTATTACAGTCTCTACGGATTCTAATATTAGATTTAATAAAGAATTTTGCAAAAAATATTTTTATTATAGACATTTTCGTTGCTTCGATATAAAAAACAATAAAAAAAGAGAAGAATGTAAATAACTGGGTGGCACTCCAGTATCTCTTTAAGTCCACAAAAGTGGAGTGACGGCTGCCTGTTCCGTCCTTATTTACATCTTCTCTTTCATAGTATATGTCTTTCATCTATAATTATATTACAACATAAGAAGGAATTTGTCAAGTATATTTCCAAGCCCGTCCATTTGCTATATATTCATTTAATTGTTCTTCACGCAAAGGATACATCGTTCTATACACCATTTTTCCATCAATAGATATCTTAATGGCAACAGATACATGTTTCGTATATTTTTTAATAAAAGAAATACTCTCATCGGTAGGGTGTATACTAATATAATCAGGGTTTTGAATAATCAAAGGTATTTCTTTTAAACATTGTTCAAATTCGTCATCACTAGCAAAATCTTTTCGATGGCGTTCTGTATGTTTTACACGTGCAGCCCAAAACAAGATATCATTATCTGAGGATATTCTATTAGTAAAACTTGTTTTTTTACTTAATATAAATTCGATCACTTTTGGACTGAAACGTCCAATAGATTGAACTTTGATAGTTTCATTAAATAGACTTACATCTAGTTCCACAAATTCACCCCTTCAGTTGTAATGCCAATATTATACACTACAATCGAAGATAAATCCATACTTTTTCATAAAAAATCTAAAATTAGTCTTTCCTCGGTCTTGTCCATCTCTGGATTTTAACCGATATAGCTACTTTTATTAATAACATATTACTATGCTAGTCGGCAATGGATATAATTTACCGACACTTCTATCTTGTGCGATTTCATAAGCTGCTGTTTCTAAAGCAATTGTTTCTTCCAATGAATTGTTTGCTTCCTTCATTGCAGAAACAGAATCCTGTAGCATGGCGATAATATCAGCATTTGAAAGCGCAAATTTATTACCAATAACATTTACTTTTGACATAATGCCATCTAATACATTTTCTACATCTATATCATAAGCCTTCATGATACTAACAAGCCCAGAGGTTGCTTCGTCAGATGACATACCAGGGGAGATTAGTTTAAATTGAGAGGCAATTTTCGCCATTTGTGTAGCTGCTTCAGAAGTAGAATAACCAAGCCTGCTCCAAGAGGAAGCCTGATCAATAATTTCTTTTGTAGAAACACCCATTTGTTTTGCAACGTCATTAGAAGAATAGTAAAATGCCTCTAATTCATCTCTGTTCATAGAAGTGGTTTTTCTTAGATCTACCAAGGAAGTATCTAATTCTGTAATTGTTGCAATCCCTTTTTTGGCAGTGTTTACTATTTCCATAAAGGAAAGAGCAGAACTTCCAATAGAAGTTAGTTGTGATATTGCCTCTTTTCCCCATTGCTTTGCAAAACTGCTTATTTTACCAAGCCCGTGCTGTGCTGTGTTAATACGTTTTAGAGATTTTTCAATATAATCGAGTCTATCTACAGAAACGCGGTCGCTACTTAATTCCTTATAGTATTCCTGAATAGCTTGTCTGGCATTATCCGAAGCATTTGTATTTGTTTCAAGCCATTTTTGAATTCTGTTTGTGAGATTGATCTGTTTTTTCTCATTATAAAATTTGTCAGAATCTTGACGTAAAGTCTTATAAGCATTACTGACTTGGTTCAGTGCCTTTATACGTTCTTTATCTGCTGCGACAATTGCTTTGTTTTTCTCAACCTCAGTAGAGAAATCTGTGCTGTCTATAACCCGCCGCAATTCATTATGTGCTGTAGAAAGTTTTTCTGTTTTTTGGCTAACTTCTTCTTGGGTAAAACCTAAATTACGATAATCTTTTTCAATCTTTGCAAGCTGGAGATTGTAATCGGTTTTCCCAGTACCATCCATAGAAGAGCGGACTTTCTGTGCTTCCTGTGCAAGCTCCTTACATGTTTCTGCAGCAGTTTTTATAATTTGGACATCGCCCACCTGTATAAGTCCATTTTGGGCTTTACCCCTACCTTGTAATTTCTCTCTTTGGAAATTTAGCCTTTTCATAGCACCTTCTGCGTCTGTTACAGTAAGGGTAAGCTTTTTAATTAGCCCATCGGCTTCTTCAAATCCGGTAACTTTGAAATTTTGCCAACCTTGTCCATTGGATAGATGTTGGATTTCCTCTATCTGTTTTTCAATGGTATTAAATACCTTTTGCATGTAAAGAACGTTGTTCTTCTTTAAATCATCAGTATGGTATATCTGAGTAGAAGCAGCATTTTTCTGTTCTTTTTTTAGGACTCTTAATCGTTCCGTGATAGATTTTAACTGTTCTTCCCATTCTTTATAGGCTACCGTCCAGTTTTTTGTCCGTCCTTCTGTTTGTTCAATTTCCTTAATCTTAGAAAGGGAAGTGGACAACCTATTTAATTCAGATTCAATATCTTTGGGAGTATTGGTAAGCCCTTTGAATTCGGCGCGTAGCCCTGCAATGGTGTCTTGACCTTTCTCAATATTTCTGACCGCTGTATCAACTTTATTAAATTGATTATCTAGATTGGACATGATATTGGAAGCTTCTGTTTCTAGTCTCTTAAATGAATTTTTAACTTCATCAATGCTACCAGTTCTATTTCTTAGTTTTTCTAAGTTTAAATAAAAATCTTCTAATGGAGAACTTAATCCGGATAAGATATTTCTGTTATTATTTTCAAAATTCGCTATGTCACTCTCAATTTTAGCAATAGAATTTTGAACTTTCTGTGCTTGCTTTTCTACATTAGAATCATTAATATTTCCACCAGTGTATTGAAAAATTTCCTTCCCATCTTCGGACACTTTTTTGAGGACATATTGTAATTCCTCTACTTCGCCGCTGGCGTGTTTAATACCTACTGTAAAACCATTCAATGCGGTTGCTTTGTCAAGTTTATCCATCTGCTCACGAACAGATACAGCGCCATCGGTAATCTTTTGGAAGTATTGTTCTGCAACTTTAGCGACTTTATTTTTATCACCTTTGTTAAAAGAGAATTCTTTTTCAAAATCTCCTTTTTGAATCGCAGAACTAATCCCATCAGACATTTGCCGTCCGATCTCGGCACCAGTAGTTTGTGCAGCTTTTGCAGCTTGGCTGGTATTAAAATGGATATTTGAGATTTCGATAGAAGTTTGTAAATCTTCAATTTGCTTTTGCAGAGAGGTAATAGCCTCATTGCTTAATGTCGCTTGGTTGATTTTTGCTTCCAGATCTTTAATTTGTGATAAAATGGATTTTAAATCAGATTCTATCACAGCGTTGGATTTTGGCTGGTCTATGCCGATAATAATTTCACCGTCAACGTTTCTTGCCAAACATAATCACCATCCTTATTTTTTGCATAAAAAAACTGACAATAGCCAGCGTTAAAGAGTATCAATAATACAGTAAAGGACGTATCACTTCTATTTTGATTCCATAAGGATTTGTTTTTTGAAATTCCGCTATGGCATCTTCTACGAAATGCGCGCCTTCATAATAGCCGAATCTGTAAATCCCTTTAAACGGAACTGCCTTTTTTACCTTCCAGCCGTCGTTGATTAACCAAAAGGCATTTGCTTTTTTTCCAGCCACAACAGAATCATGTATTGCATTTTCGTTGATCAATACCCTGCAAGTAATTAGTTTGTCTTTAGCGGATAATTTGCATATCTCATCTACTTTAATCGACTTTCGCAAATCGCCGCCGTGTTTCCCACGTTCATAAATATGGGGTTGGTAAGAAGAGTAGTAGGAGTTAATATGAGACTGTAGAATATTTTTGAATCTATGTAATTCCGTTTTCAGAATTTGTTCATAAGTTAAATTCGTACCAGGGTATCTTAGATTTCTGATTTTGATTGTTTTTAATAGTTTATCTAATGGGCAATTGTTTGTCTCCTTTCAAATGTTAAAAATAATTTTCGTAGCATAGAACAATAAAACACTGGCTGAACTATTTTATTTTCAGCCAGTGTTTTATTGTTCTATATTACTGTTTAATGTATCAATCTATATAAAATAAAGTAGCAAGAAAATCTATATCCTTTTAATTTTTCATTAAAATATTTTTAACATAAGATGCTATGGTATTGTCTACCTCTTGTATAATTTTATTTATATCATTAGACATAAATAAAGAAGTTTTAGAATAATCATATAGTTCATCATGATTTGATAATGTTGTCATGTTATTGTGATCTTCTTTGACTATTGTAAAGTATAGAGAAGCCTGTTTGCAAATATATGTATAATAAGCTCGCTCAAGAAGGGAATCATTACAAATCAAAGGTAAATCTGCAATACTACTATAATCCCTCTTTTCTTTTTCCCAGAAAGCATTGATAACTGCTGATATGCGAATCATTTCATCAGATTTTCCCTCTAAACCTTTAAAAAGCTGCGAATAATTATTTGTTATTTTCTCAACTTGTAAATTTTGATTTTCAGTAAGCAATATCATTTGGATGTCAGCATATCCTTCTTGAAGTATAAATCGAATACCCTTTCGATCTTCATTTATTTGTTCAGAATTATCAAAATATTCTTGGAGATTAGTATATACGGAATTAAGTATCTGTCTCCATACATAATTTTTTAAAATAGCATCACTTGGTAAGTCAAATTCACTCGCAAAAAATCTTTTAGAATTGCGAATATATTTGGTAGTGATATTATCATCAAAACAATTTGAAAATATTTTATATATATCGAGATCTATATCATTATATTCTCTTAAATTTTTTATTATAAATGAATGAAATTCTTTCTCTAATTCATCCATATAGAAGTAGTTATTTTGATTTTCGGTGAAATCAGACTTCTCTACAAGGGCAAAAAGTTTTGTGACAAGATCTCCAATAAAATTCGTTGCTTCTTCAACCTTGTTAAAATTCAAAAATAAATCTGGATCAAGTCCTCTTCTTAATAATAATGCTATATAGCACTTTATGAAATAATTTGCTCTTTCTTTTCTAAGGTCACTATTTTGCCCAACATGGTGAGCGATTTCATGAGCAAGGATTTTAGTGGTATACGCAACATTATAAATACTTCTTTCATTTATATGTATGACAAGTATATTTATTTCATTATCTATATCTCTATTACGAGTAATTGACTCAACATATATATCTTTTTTAATATCAGGGGTAATAAGAAATACATAAGTGTTATTCGAGTCTTTGTTTAATAGCGTTGTCATTTCACTAGCAATAGAAGTATAATATGCAATTAGTTTTGGTGGGATATCAAAAAGCGTTAATTGATGGGGGTCTGACATAATGAATCTACGCTCACTGTGCATAATACTTGAATCTAGTGTTAAAATACTTTTATAGAAAGAATTAGAAATATCCACTAACGATTCGGCCAAATCTTTGGCAATAGTATCTTTTAAATATGGATTTTTTTCTGATTCATTAATAAATTTCTCAATTATTTTCTCTTTTATATATCTTATAAAAGAGAAGTATGGCTCTATATAACATACACTGTTGTATTTTGAGAATCCCCTTTGTAATGTTATGTTTATAGCAAATCCAATTTCGCTCAACATTAGTTTTAATGAATCAACGTACTCTTTATCGTTACCATAAATTTCAACTAATTTACTAAAATCTAAAGAAGCAATTTCTTTTTTATATTTTTCTTTAAATATAGAATATAAAGGCGATGATATTGTGTTAGAAAGATATAATTTATTTTTTTCTTCTACCAAATTATCAGGTAATTCATAACCAATATGTACTCGCGAGGCAATAACATCTTTCCCATGGAGTTCTTTGCTTAACTCGGAAATCTGTTTCCATGTAATATTTTTATATCCAGATAAGTGATCGTATCTTCCAATAGTTTCCAGTCTGAATGAACTTTGAATATTACTAGGAGAAATGTTTTTTCCACTAACACTAACAACAACACTAATGTTGTCTATTTTGTCTAAATCTTCATTATGAACATTTTTATATCCATAAATAGTAGTAATATCATGTATGGCAAAATATCCATTTGTTAAATGGCTAAAACGTATTTTCTCAAGTGTTTCCAGATAGTTTTTTAGTTCCATATTTTTTCCATTACAAATCAATACTAAATCGTTGTGGTCAAAAGTGTAAAATAACCTCATAATTGATTTATCTATATTGCTACTTATATTTTTCTTTATCAATTCATTTAAATTCTGAATTTGATCTGGATTTCTATTTGAAATTATAGGATTGTTTTGTGACCATGATGGGATATTTATAAAAGAAATAAAAATGATGCTTGTTTTAACAAGTTCTTGTAAAAAATTATAATAAACATTATCGTTTTCATCATCAACGGGTAAGGCAATAATACCTTGCTGTATATGTATCCCATCAGTAAGTGTTTCTTGCCTTAACTTTATTTCTTCTTTGTAACTTGCAATAAGTTGAGATTCGGCATTTTTAAATGGGTGACTCTTGGAACTACTGATTATTTTTAATTTAATCCAATCATAGTAGCATTCTGATTTGAACAGTCCTTCAGTATGCCGTTTAATAGAATCATTTGTTCCTTTTCCTAGTAATATTAACAGAAAATTCTTCATTTTTGCTACCTCTATAAAATCAGTTTTAATTTTTAAGCCAAGACACTTGTTTGTGTGCTTGGCTTAAAATTCAATCTTTTTGTTTTTTGTCCGCAATAATTTTGGCAGTTTTTACGGTATCAACTCTATTATTGTCAATAAAGCATGATTTTTGTTTTGTTTCTGTTTCAGTTAAATAACTAACTGGAATATCTAATTTAGGTTTAGATGAAATTAATTTTGGCTGTAACATTTAAAATTCTCCTTTGTTAGAGATTCATAGTATCTCTTATTTTATCATGGTTTTCATAAAAAGTCAACTGTGAATATTTGCCAAAAAATATAAAATTAAAAACAAAATTTGGTCAATTTGACTATTTTAGTTTTATTCATCCACATACTCTATTCCGCCATCATCAGAAAAAACAAATCCAACACAAGTAAAATGTTTATTGTTTAGAGTGTGGACATATAGCTTAGTGGAATTATAACGCGATCCCCGTTCTAATGAACCAGAATAAGAATTATCCACATACCCATCATATATAACTCCATATGCGTAACAGTTAAAGTTCTTATCAAGAATAAGCCCTCCATCAACTTTTGTAAACTGTGGAATACACTGGAGTAATTCGTTATATGATAGCAAATTTTCTGATTTAAAACCGCGTCCTGCATTACATAACCGCTCTGTCTCGTCTTTAGCATTTTGTTCTGAACTAAAAACTATAAAAGATGTTCCATGTTCTTGTTTGAGAATAAGGGTAAGGATTTTTTTCAACTTCTGTTTACTTTCTTTGTTACTCTTAGAAAAGCTTTCTTGAAATTTAGAAAGCGCAGAGGAAATCAATGTTTTCAAAAAAGTATTATTATCGACAAAATCACAAAATTTTCCCTCGTTATAGCCAAGCAATCTAAAATTCTTACAGTGGGCTTTCCATTTTAAATATCCAGTTATATCAATATAGTAGTAATCAAAGGTTAATTGATTTATATTTGATTTTTTGCATATAAATCTGATAAAATATTTGCTTTCTTTTGAGTCAAATTCAAGAAGGAGAAAATGATGGTTATCCAATGATTCCAAAATTTTTCTGATTAAGCGTATATTCTCATTAGAAAAGCAAATTTCTTTATTTGAGAATGAAAAAGATGCTAAATTATTTCCCACCTCAACTTGAAAAGGTAAAAATACAAGGGTAGCAGCACAGTTTTTTCGCTCATAATTTTCTCTGGATAAATCAGTAATAAGTTCTATATCTGGAAAATGTGGAAAAAAATTTAAAAAGTGAAGCAAATTGGCGCGTAAGTCTTCCTTGTACGACTTGCTTTCATTGCTAACATATTCACTAATATATTTATAAAAACTATTTATTTTCATCATATATATTTCTCCATATATGTATTTAGTTTTACGATAGAAATTATCATAGTTATTATAAATTATACATTATTTTGGTACGAATAGCAAGATTTTCCTTAATAATTTCAATAAGATTTTAAAAAATTCTCGAAAATAAGTTGTGTTTTGAACAAGACAAGATCAAGAAGTAATATTGTAGCTAAAATATATTTAACATATATTGAAGTTATTTTCTGTATAAAAGTATAAAATATTACGCTCCAAATTAAAGTGATTTTATTTATTTGTGCGATAGTTTTAAGTAAAAGTTAAATCGACTCATTGTTTTAGTAAAATGAAACTGTCATTTTATTTCTTCTGGCATAGTTTTAATTATGGAATGCCCTAGAATTTTTTGAATATCTTCACTTGACAGAGAAGCCATATATTGAAGAATTTCTAATAAACGCGACTCGTCAGTCGCTAATTTATCCGCTAAAATATTCAATACTTCTATCATAAGAGTATCGCTTCCGATTTGTTTTGTACTGTCTAAAAGCCGAAAGAAAAAGCGTAAGCTTTCTGCTTTCTTCTCTGAAAAAGTTCTCACGACAGGCAGAACGGTTGCTGCAGCTTTTACAAGCTCCCGTTTTGCAATTCTTTTATTTTTTCTATATTCTAAATATTCTTTCATCTTTTTAAGCATAAAATCCTCCATTGGGCTATGTAGATATTGCAGGTTTTGCAATCTGCTGTTGCTCTTTTACTTCCTGCAAAAATTTTTCGATGTTATATCGGTAGTTCACCCTTAACTTCTTTTTTTCTATTTTTATCGGTTTGCAATAGTTCAGCATATCTTTTTCGGTAAAACTCTTTTTGGTAATACCTTTAATCATATTACAAAAATCTACAATGGATAAAAAATAAGTGGTATCTGATTTTCTGAAATCCAGGATAAAACCACTTATTACATTTGGATAAGTATGAAATTTTTTTAATGACTCTATTTGATAGGAGTGGATAATACCATTGTCGGTTTCCATTCTTTCAAAAGAGCAGGAATCCAGGAATGTCTTTAATTCCAATGTAAAAAACAGTCCGGCTTCTCCGTAAAACATCATATAATCACAAGGACTTTTTTGGCTAAATCGTAAATACCCTGTCATATGAAAAGACTGTGCAGCATCTGGTGGTCTATATACAAATAGCCATTCGGGACAACTTGCTTTCCAATTTGTCTCAAATGTTTTTCCAATTGATTTACTAATTTAAAATCCTTCTTTCAGTTTCCGTTTATATTCTTCATTGATAATCTCCATAGATAACTCTACTTCTCCGTTTTCCAGTCCGTTTTCCTCTAATAGTTTCTCATAACGTTCATAACTGCGTATACAGTGTGAGAAGCTATCTTTATTGCAAGGCTTTCCTTCTGCTACTTTAGTAGCGAAATTGTTAATTTCCCAGCGCATATCGTCGATTTCTTTATCAATAAACATATTGGTTAATTTTTTTATGTCATTACGCATTTCACTATCAAGCCTGTCTGATTTTTCCATATCCTTTTTGTGATGTTCTTCTAACATAATTAAATTTTTAGAAGTGGTTAAAAGTAATTCGTGATCTTCTCTTTTTTTTCTCATCCATTTTGTTTCTAATCCCAATTTATCTATGAACCACTCAAAAATGGAAACAATTGCTTTGACTCCGATAAGTACAACAAAGATGGAAAGAAAGAGAAAAGAAAAGTCTAGTTTTGTTAATTCTGTTATTGTATCCATTATCTAAATATACCTTTCTATTTTTCTGTCAAATAATTGCTCATACAGTTTCGCTCATTTCTTTCCAAGCCGCTTCTAATAAAATACGGATCTGTTCTTTTGTAATGACCTCTTTTTTAGAATTGAACATTTGGTCAATCATATCTATTACATATCCTCTTTTTTCGTCACCAGATTTGGGTGTATTGAACAGAACTTCCGCCGCTTGTACGGTTTTTGTTACCCATTGGCTGATTTCATCCAACTGGGCTGCAGATATTTTTGTTTTGATATAAGGTATAAGAAACCCTGTAACGATTGCCCCTATGACGGGGATAAGAGCCATGACTATTTTGAATAAATTATCACTCATTTGTTTTCTTTCCTCCATTTAGAATTAAAGATATCTTTATGCGTCATTTGATATACATTACTGTAAAAATCAGCCAATGCACGAAATAATTCTTCTGTTTTTTCATATTTCCATACAGTAACACCATTGATTGTTTTTACAAAACGATAATGGATTCCCTGGTTCTCTAAATAGGACATTTCCTCTTTCCAGTTACTGCTATATTCATGGTCTATTTTGATGATTATAGCCCCCCTCTTTCAAGCGTAAAAAAATGGGTAAAGCGTATAGCTAAAACATATTAGCGTATATACCTTACCCATTTTTCTTTTTTACGCTAATATATTATTCACTCAAAATTTTTACATCCCGAATTTTGTTGATTTGGGATATATTTATCTCTATCACGGCAGTACCGTTGACACAGACATAGCCTGGTCATAATGTTTTTTGATTCATTATTTTTCTCTAATAGTTTGCAAAAAAGCATGATTTTACCACTACGTGCCACAAATTCTTCATAACAGTTTTTGCACATGGAATCACCTACAATTCACAGACAAAATTAGGTTTACCAATTTCTCCAAGATATTTTATGGTAACATAGTCTGAATCAATATGCTCAGCATGGGATATTCGGATTCCATATCCCATAAAGTTAATATCCAGTTCTTTTGTTAGCTTATTATATAAAAGAACTTTACATCGTTCTGTTTTATAATGTTCCCTTTTATGTCGCGCTGTTCCTGTTTTTTTCGTTGATTTGACCTCTTCTTTGGAGGCTTCCTCATAGTTTGATTTTTCTTCCATTTTTACCTCCAGAAATGGAGCTGAAGTACTTTTTCAGTACAACAACTCCTTAATTCTTCTATTTTTACGGGGTTTCTACTGCAGTACTAACGATAACTTTAATGATATCTTTGATACCATTATAATCAACGTTAATATAAGTCTCTCCTTCTGCAATAGCTGTAACGATGCCGTTTTCTACAGTTGCGGTAGCTGGTGCTTCTGATGTAATCGTGCAGTCTGCTACATCAATGGCTACATTGCTATATAAGCCGCCCTTAATACCAATGACAGAAATAGTGCTTTGCTCCCCAACAGCCAAGCTAATAACAGCAGGAGTAGCAGCAATATCATTCACAGTGACAGTAGAAGCTTCAGAGGCAATTTCGGTAATATAGCCGTACACAGTACCTTCGGAACAAGAATCGCTTTCTACAGCCAGTGCGTCACCATCTAACTGAGTTGTAGTACTTCCACTAGATTCTAGTGAGATATCGAATGTACCAGAAAGCTGGAAGGAAGGAATCTCAATTTGTACTTCTCCAACTTTACCCTTTTTATTATTATGTTTTTCTGCAGTCATCACTAGTTTGCCAACAAATGGAGTAGAGGCAGCGTCAATAGTGATGCGTTTCACATTAGTGCTGTACTGATAGGTTGCTAAAACAGAACCCTCTAGTTCCCCTACGGTAATAGTAGAACCAGTCGGAGTTACTTCTAAAGTAGAACCATCTGGTGTTTCTACATAAACATTCCCAACCGGTATTTTCTTTAGAGTTCCCACACCATTCGTTAGAGTAACGCATTCTGCGACAGAGAATACATCTTTTAGTCCCTCAAAAATGGTAGAACCTACGTTAGCCGCAATATAAGATAATCGCCATTCTGCCATTTCAATAGAAAGAGCTAATTTCCTACCATATTTGTACTTGTAAAGTGTTTTACCACCCTTGCCACCTGTAATTTCCTGATCTTCAGTAGAAACAGAAATAGAAGTGTTTAAAGAAGTAGTCCCTGTAAATGCTAACATACCGTTTACAATAAATGCAATATCAGCAGAAGAGACTAAAAAATCTTTTGAACGTTCATCTAATACATTTCCCATATAGTTCCTCACTTTCTTATAATATTTTTATAGAAGAATTAGCCTAATACTTTATTTCTTACTTCACTTTCGTTTGCTTTGAAATTTTCATCTTTATCCAGGACTTCTATACTTGTCATCCAATGCTGCAATGGCTCCTTAAAAGTCACCATTCCACTCATTTGCCCTGAACGGCAGGCTATATATTCTTCATGTTTGTTGATACGTTTAATATATCTCCAAAATTTTCTTATTGTTAGATTGGACACATATTCCTCGTCCATTTTCAGGCTTACAATCAAAGAATCAACATAATCTTCTATATCTGCAGTTTCTTTCTTTTTTTTTGCTTCAAATTCTCTTGCCTTTTCCAAAGCATGAACCGTATCAATGTTCATAAATTCATCAACATCAAACGCAATATCATTTTGAATAATAATAATTTTTCTTAAATCGTCAAATACGCTATTCGTAATAGCAAAGTCATTTATCGTAATTTCAAGAGTTTGAGGAGAGTATTTAATTTTTGCATCTTCCCTACAAACCAACTGTAAAATCCCTATAATAAAATCATAATAAAAAGGAAGAAAAGTTAATTTATATTCTTCAGCAAGAGCCGTGTTGCGGCAAGCATATTGAATGAACTCAAGATAGCCCATTTTGACGAATTCTTTTTTTCGGAAAATAGAATCCTTACGTAATGTCAGGGCAAGTTGGAATTGTTGGAAAGATAAGTAATCCTTCATACGAATAGGATATAAAGTAATAAATTTATTGTATGGAATTTCCTTGTTGAAAATAAGGAAAGATTGCAGGGATTCTTTATTGATATCCACAGTCAGTTCCTCCTTCATTATAATTAGAAATTCTATATTTTAGGCATTTTCCATAATAGTTATTACTTGGGCAAAAAATAGTCATATAGTCCATAGGGCATGGTCGTATACGTCCTATCCCATTCAGTTCACTTGAACCATTCAAAATCCTATCCACAATATCACACAAGACATCTATCCGATTAGCGCGGTTTCCTACAAAATAACCCATTTCTTTTATTTGGTTTACAGTAGGTATACTATTATCTGTAATCCTGACAAGCTCTTTTTCTGTAAAAATACATATATATAAATTAAAGTCTGTAAAAATATCATCCCTAACTGTATCAATGTCAGTTTCTACAAATACAAATGTTTTTTTATCTGTAATCGTGTCATTTACGAAATTATAATCAAAGATATGCCCTTGTTCTTTATAAACCTCTCCATTTATAATCCATTCGCCGCCTAATAATACATCTACAATGTCAAGTTCATCATGCGGACACGGAATAGGATTTATCAGACGGATAAAGTCCTGGTTTTTTAATAGAAGATTGATAATTTTATTTTTATAATTGGCAGCGTAGTATAAATTCGCCATTGAAATCCTCCTATGCAACAGCGGTTATATTGATTTTAAGATCTGCTGCAGTTTCATCCTCTATCAGAAGCTTCAAAAGGATAGACTTTTCAATGATATCTTCCCTTTCTGCCAATAGAGTTATTTTGTTATTATATTCTGTTTTTACTACTTCAAAATCTGCTTCAACTTCCCAAGTAAACGAGATATTATTCCAATCCAGTTCTTCTCCGTTTTCATCTGTGAATCTAGCTGTATAAGTGCGTGGAAATCCTACTTTTAGACTTTTGCTGCCAGATATAGAAGAGAGTAGAACAGGAGATTCATCTGGATCTTCTGTTTCTGGTGGCACGGGCGGGAGAGTAGGTTCTGGAAAATATTTATAATAACAAACACCCAGTTCCAATTCTTCTTTTGAAGGGGTATAAGCACTTTCCGTTAGAATCATGCCTAAAAATCCAGTTCCCATATAAGTATAAAGGGCAGTATCAGTACGGGTTAGTTCATAGACAGATGGATGTACTCTATTTTCATCTACAAAGAAACAATCTCCGCGATCAAGTTGAATGGTATCTTCATTTAATTGTGTAAATACCATAATTTGATCAGAGGCAAGCTCTACGGATCCCCATTTCCGTTCTCCGTTGTTATATTTTGCAGCCGAGGTGACAATCATAGGATACTCCTGAATAACACCCTTTTTATCCTGCCAACGTAAGAAGTGTCCACACTTTCCTAATTTCCCATCGTAGTGGATTCCGGATACGTCAAATGATTCTACACAAAGCCAGTATTCATTTTTCTTTGTATCATATAGAATCTGCCCTAGTTCCACTGGAGTATCATGTGGAGATAAAAAACTGATAGCAAAGCCATAAGAGGCGCTTGATTTTTGATTGAACATTTTAATTGGTATGGATTCTTCTGTATGATATAAAATGATATTTGGATTATAGGAAACATCGTCTTGAAAGCCATAAGTCAGGACATCTTGCCCATCTTTTATCTGTTCCTGATAAAGAGTTGTGCCACTTCGCTGGATTCGTTCTTTCATAAGATGTAAACTCAAGCCTGCACCTTCTTTCTACCAGTAACCAAGTCAAATAGAGTAGAAGAGTGATAAGATTTATTGATAGCAAGCTGATTGTTTTCTGACTTTAACATAGTACGTAGTGCCATAACCTTATCTAACTGCTGCGGCAGATTCAGAGATTTAAAATCACTTGATGTAAGACGTGCTTTTAGTGCATTAGTGGTAAGTAAATAATTAGAATCTAACCATTCAATTATCATATAATTTACTAAAATAATAAAGGTTTCATCTGTAAGTGTGAAATTAAAACGGGCAAGTTTATCATCTCTATCAGACAAATCCTGTTTCGCAGATTGAAATTGAACAATCGCTGGACGCATATAACTATGTACGATTTCATATGCAGTATCTTCTGTCAAAGCAACAAAATCCAATTCTTTGATTTTATTAAATACCGCATCTTCTAATTCTCGGTATGTGGTATAAGGCATAGTATCACCTGCCTTTAAATTTATTTGGTATCAGATAAATCACTATCAGATAGGTCGAATTTTAATTTGTTTTCTAATAAACGAATAATATTAATATCAACTAATTTTTTGTTTTTGTACATTTGACGAACCTTTGAGATTAAAATATCTCTCATATTAACACGCAAAGCATCGTCAATCACTTTAGAGATTGTATTTAAATCAGATTGAAATACAGAGGTAAGATTATTGATTTTAGCGACGTTTTCATAGACTGATGTTAGACGGAATTTTTTAATAGCACGTTCGTCCATAAGGATTACCATAGGCTTACGTAAAAAATCACTCTTATAATTACTCATCTCATTTAATTGGGCGACTGTCATATATTCAACTGCACCAATTTGATTCCATCTGAAAACAGCATTTGTTGTTCTTGAAATATAAGTTAGCCCTCCAAAAGTGATAGACTTTACAGGAATTTGTGTTTCCATTGGTAAGTCAACCATTTCTTCTACTTTTTCGTTGGCAGCTTCATCTAATTCATCAATAGCAGAAGAAATAGAGCCAAGCAAAGAAGTAGAATCGGCAGAGTTGTCAATAGAAGTAGGAATACTTTTCCTTTCTTCTAAATCATCATCTTCTAATAAAGATTTAATAGGAGTATTGTCAGAGGTTTTTTCCCTGATTTTTGCAACTAATTTCTCTTTTCCAATATTGCCAACAGTTAGACCAATGGATTTAGCATATTCTTTTAATTCGTCCAGATCCATTTTTTCAAAATCCATATAGTTAAGATCCTCCTTAAAAATATCAGCACCTAAAAATAAGCATAAAAATACACCTTTTCAGGTGCTGAACGTTTTCATATTATTTAGACGATTGTATATTTTCCTACTAGGGAATCTACGATAATAGCAGCGCCCAACTTTTGTTCAATGATAGCATCAAAAGTCATATCCTTGTTTTCCTGATATCCTCTTTCTAAAGTACGAGTTTCTCCTTCAAAGAAAAGCTTGATTGGCTTGCTGTTTTCAGGAAGCACATATAAAGTACTATTATCTACCTTAAAATCATAAGTGCCACGTAAAAACGTTTGTGGAATCAGCATTGTTTTACATGGAAGCCCAATGTTTTCAATTACCATACCAGTAGTTGCTAACTCCTGTTTTGCAGCTTCAGAAATCCATGCAGTACCCAAGCCTTCTGCAACAGTAGAGAGAGCAGATCTTGTACCAGCCAGAATAACATTTTTCTGAGAAGCAACTTGTACTCTTTGAATTAAGTCATTCATAGTACTTTTATCATAACTACCACTTTCCTGGAATTTAGCTGGAAGATAGGTTCCAATACCATTAAAGGCAGCATAGACACGAGAATCAATTTCTGTCTGAAAGGACTTCTGTAGTTTGGTCATCATTTCAACTAGAGTAGTAATTCCCTTTAAGAAACGTTCCAACTCTTCGTATACTCTGATACCAATCCATTCAGTCACAACACTAAATCCTCGATTACCTTGGATTTTCTGTCTATTAATATCCCAGTGGTTTCCAGAAATTCTACTTGCCACCATAATAGAATTATCTGGAACAATAAATTCATTGGAATCTCCCGTAGCCCCATTTCTAATTTCTACAAACTGATCATAAAAAGAAGAATTTTCCCATGCTAGTGGAAGGTTGGTGGTCAAAACATTTTCCATAATAGAAAATAAGTCATTTTTATTTGCTCTCCAGTTCTGATAGGTTAGCTTGTCTTCACCCAAGATTTCAAAGAAAGCTTCTCTAACAGCCTGGTCAGTATATTTTGCTGCGTGTTCATTAAAAAGACCAATCTTATTAGAAAGACCATCGTTCATTAACGCAGTAAGGTCAGTAACCATACTCATATCTTATCTCCTCCTTTAATTATTTTACTTTTTCAATGGTATATTTTACAGTTTTGGCTCCAGTTGCATATCCGTATTCATTTGCATCATCACCTGCTAATTGAACGCCAATACTTCCGATACAAAAAGGAAAACCAGTTTCTTCAATAGCAACTACTTTTAAGTTAGAAGATTCATCTTTTGTGTACTTGCCTGTAGCAGCATCGTATTTTACAGCATCACCAATCTCAAATGTTTCCTCTATATTATAGATTTTGTATTTGTGATCTTTTTCAAGCCGATATGCTCGAAAGGCACGTCCAGCTTTGTTTACATAATTCTCCTCATTCTGATTGACAATACTATCACCCTTATAGCTCCATGCTGGATTTAAAACTAAGTATTCTCCGTCTGCATAGTCATCAAGAGCAGTATAAATCTGGTCTTCGCCAGTCATTAGTTCACCTTTTCCTACAATGGCACCATTCTGGAGATCCTTTGTAGACTGCATACTAAAAATCCTTGCATTGGTAAGCAAGGTGCTTTCAGCTACCATATATTTGTTGTCCATAAATTGTTCCTCCTTTTATTGAATATATTTGTCTAATAGATGCCCGTACTTGGATTCGGCTGCCGTTATGCGACAAGCTTTTGTTTCTGTTGGGGCATAAGAGAATGCTTTATTTTTTAGATTTTCTTTACTGGTAAGATATTTTCCAGCCATAAGAATAAGATCCTGTTCTACTTGTTCACAGGTTTTAGAGTAATGGGTTTCGATATTAGCCTTGTATACTAGAAAAGAAGAATATTTTCCGAGTTTTTCAGCATATTTATTGACAAGCTCATCAATCTTATTTTTATGCTGTTGAAGTTCAAACTCTTTTTCCTGCCTTTCATATTCATCTACTTTAGTGGTTGCTAATTTATGTGCCTCTAAGAGAGTATCATATGCTTCTTTTAAACTATCATAGTCTTTTTGAAATTCTGCAGAAACAGCAGCAGTTGCCTCGGCTACTTTTTCTTCTACATTCTTTTTGGAATAAGCTTCCTTGATGGTATCAATTTCATTTTTGATATCAAACTCCTCAAAGTCTTCCTCTGTAATTTTTTCAGTTGCAGATAAAGACAGTTCAACCTTAGATTCAAAATCAATAGTAAGAAACTCCTCGTCGTTTTCTTTAGAGATACCATAATTGAACCCATATGGTTTATAATCTTCCATATCTAAAGCAAAAATTTGGGTATCGTTTACACTTAATAGCCTGTAATTCCCGCTTTTTTCGCTTGAAAGGGTTTGCATGAATTTTTTTAAATCCATAGTTCGTTCTCCTTTCTGATTTTTTGTTACTTTATTTTGAACAGTGGTAATTCCATCTGCTTCATATTGCTTTAATTTTTTAAGCATTAAATTGAAATTTTGTTTGAAACTATCTTCGTTAATAGAAAAATTTTTTATTTTTTCCACTCGACAAGAAGGGAAACAAGGACGAACATTTTTCTCTAAATCAGAAGATTTATTCAATAGACATAATGCACTGAACGTAAAATCATCAATGGCACAAACACCATTGTCTTTATAATGGTATTCATTGACAGATATTTCACAGCTTTGGTTAAAATAAATATCATCACTATAGGCAGCATCCATGATATTAAATCTTCCTGTCCAAAGAAGAATCTGACATGTTAAATAGGTATTCGTTGTCACGCCATCTGCCTCAAGAACTTCTTCTAATTGCAGGTTTGCAGATTCAGGTATCACTCCAAATGGTATACATTCATTTATCATATCAATAGACGTATTTGTAATAATCCATTTAGAATCATGTCCGCCAACTCGCCATTTTCCATTATCTTCAATATCTTGATATAAATGTGCTATAACAGGTTTATTGTCAAACTCATTTCTTGCCAACGCTTTTTTGACAGATTCCAAAGTAATATCTGATCCGTTTACATTGTCTCCAGTTGCTAACATATAGCATTTACACCGAATGAATTCTTGATTGACAATTTCAAAATGGGATAGTTTTGATGTAAAATTTAAAGTTTGATTTTTGTCAAAATCCAAATTAACCATTCCTCCTTTCCTTTTATCAAAAACATAAATTTTTCGTACAAAAAAAAGAACCTTTCTCAAATTTTGAGTTTAGTTCCATCATCAACTCTTTTGTTTGAATAAATACAAATGTTTCTTTACCATCAATAATTTTAACAATATATTTAAATCCAAGCGATAGGAGAGTATCAGCCTTGAATTTATCTAAAAATATTACTTCACCCATATAATTATCTTTATCACTTTCTTTTTGTTGTGCTTATAAATTCTCCTTCTTGATTTTTTATGACTACACCCTATTATCCGGATCATTCCCATCGTTTGCCCGTGTAGCCTCTGTAACCTCACTAATTTCAGTTTCAGCCTTTTTGGGTGCGCCAACACCGTCTGAAGAACCTCCAGATTCTGTATAACTGCTACGTAAAGGATTCCAAGAATCAAAGATATCACCCAAGACCTTGTTTTCTAATACTGTATTCCCTAACATTTTTGCAGCATTGATTCCGTTTGCCGCAGCAAGAACTCCCTTATTTATCATAGAAGCTTGAGCCATTTTAAGCTGGGTATCAATATAGTCGTTTATATCGAATATAGTAGTAGGAAGAATCCGATAGACAAACTGATAATCACTATATATAAATCCACGCAGCTTTATCTGCAAATCTACCCATGCTTCTATCATTCTATAAATTCGGTATATGTCGGAACTGTCAACTTTCATAGATAACTTTAATTCGGAACCACTAGAAGCAGAGGAGATAAGTGCTTTTGATACACCAGCTTCCCCATAATAATTTTCTACAGCCTGTTCTACCTTATTTGTATCATCTGATACAGTTGATTTTGTTTCTACGAGTTGTAAATCCATAGGAGAGGGAATAACGCCGAATCTTTCTGGAAGTATTGCCTTTGCCATTTCAACAAAACTACTAATAATCTCATCACCGATTGCAATTTGGGAATCTTGCGTTAATGGGATTTTGAAATAAATCAATTTATAGGCATCTGCCTCTGATTTTGCTTTAGCAAGCTCTTTTGCGTCGTCGATATCTAATAATTCAGAAAGTAAAGGCAGAAAAGGAGGATATAAATAAGTGAAGTCATTATGATATTTCAAACAAAAAGAATTTTTGTCTGGTATCATAACCATATTATTTAGAGATAATTCTTTAGATTCTTCAATGATTCGCTGCAATTCTAATGGAAGAGTTTCGTAATAGCTGCTATCAATTAAGCTTCTATTAACAGCATACCCATAAACATTTCCACCAATATTTTTCTTTATTTCACAATACATTGGATTTAGAAAAAAGATAGATGTTTCGATATCATTTTCTACAATAAACCCAAAGCAGGCATCATCCACAAATAATCGACGTATAATATCTGTAATGCGGTTATCTAATTTGAATTTATTGATTTGTGAAACACATTTAAAATAATTTGTTCTGATAGCTTTTTGCATTCTCTCATCAGGTTCATAAAGTTTTACTGTTTTTGCTTCTAAATCAATTGTCCAGTTGATAACTGCCATATTGACAAAGTAATCAATCAGTCTTTTATAATAGCCGCTTTTTAACATCATGTATTCAGATAGACGGACAATTTGTGAACCATACCGCTCCGGAAATTGAGCCATAGCTGCAATTTGTTTACGAGTAAATCCACAAATGCGATTATATCTAAAAGCGCCTTTATAGCATAATTCTGATAAGACGAGCCGACGCAGGCTGTAGATATCAAATGTTGGAGACTTATGCTCTAAAAAGTTTTCAATATTCTCTTTATCATTTTGATGTTGCTTTTGTATCGTTTGTGCTAGAGCAGTTTTATAAGAAGAGTTTTTTGTTTCTTCTGATTCTATTTAAATCACCGCCTTTCCTGATAAGAATATAATCTAGGTTTTCTGGCGAGAGAAGTGATATTTGAGATGTTACTGCTAGCTGATTTTGGCTTTTTTAATAAATCTTCTCTTCTTAAAATAGCAAGAGCGTATCCACCCTCTGCTAGCGTGTACGCCATATCATCGTGCATATTCTTTTTGTCTTTTGCCAGCTCATATTGAACACCTCCATTTGGTGTGTCATAGCGGCACATATAAGAAAGTTGCATTTTAGCTAGATTCATATTTGTTAAAGCTAGTTTTTCCTCAAAACTAAGTTGTATAGTATCAAAACCTCCAGATTTATTTTCAATTAAAATATATTCTTTGTTATCATATTCTGTAAATTCTATAAGATTTAATTTTACCATTTTTGAAATAGCATCGTACATGATTTTTTTATGTCCTTGCGGATCCACTAAATGTACGATTGGCATTGCATTCGTATATTTTTTTCTTGCAGTTTCATATTGCTTATGTTCTGGATCGATAATGCCACGGTGTTTTTTACCATACTTATCAAACCAATCTTCCATAAGTTGATCTGCTACTGCGCTAATACCGCCGCCTCCGGAACCAGCATCAATATAAAATTCGATATTTTCCCATTCTGCTGCCCGTTCTCCATTGTATTTCATCATTAAATCTTTGATAATGTCTAGCTGCTCTGGCATAGGGAGAGGAGTTTTATTTTTGGTGTTTTGATCAACCATAGATACAATGTTTTCAAGACGTAATTTATATCCAAATTCTTTATCATTGATGACTTGAAAAATTGCCAGAACACTACCATCATAATTTCGCGCTGGATCGTAACAAAAAATAAATTTTTTCTTTCCGGTATCATTATATAGGAGTGGCTTTCGGACAGAAGAGTTACGAATTAACTCATCCATAGTTACAACTGCATTCTGACCTCCACCTTTCCGAAACTTATTGAATAATTCTACATCTGCATTATCAGGATCTTCTTCAATAGCTTTTATAATTTGCTCTTCTGTTAAATGAGCTTTAATAGCTTTTCCGTCAATAGTAGAATGGTTTAAGATATCATAGGCATTGATATCAAAGCAGAAGTAGTTTTTGTTTCCAATTAGCATTTTTTTATAGAATGTTTTATATTTATCAAAGAATGGATATGTCACATCTCCAACGCTAGAAGTATATAAAATTTGTAATGGCATTTGTTGAGGTTTATAATATTTTATTTTTTTTGTAGAAGTTGAGAAGCTGGTATCTACGTTGATATAATTCTCTACAACGGCAAGTTCTTCTGCAGTTTTCCATGCGGTTTCGTTAAACCATACTGCGCCACGTTTACCTCGGATAGCCTCAAGGTTAGAGGAGAGTGCTTCCATTTTTGAATTATTATATAATCTAAATTTGCAGGTAGGGGCTTGTAAAAATCCAGTTTCACTATTACTACCTGTTTTGTCAACTTCCCTAGCAAATATATCAGTAGCACTTTCAAAAGATGGGATTCTTTTTAAAGCAATATCACGTAATTTATTAAAAGATTCTACACTTTGGGCATATGTATTACTGCTGATATATAAACTATAATCTGGTATTAAAAGAAGTCTGGTCATATAGTAAACAGCGGCAAGAGTATCTTTTCCCGCCCCGCGACATTCCGCCCATAAAGCGAATTGGCATACCCAGGTACGCATAAAACAATATGCTTGATAATCAATTAGTTTTAATCCAAAGAATAGTTCTGCAAATTTTACAGGAAACTTCCGTCCCCATTGTATGATTTTTGCCATTTTATTATATTCTTCTAATTTTTTTTGGCTTAGTTCTTTGTGCGATAGAGGCTTATATATTTCCATTTACATTACCTCTTTTTGTTCTCTAGGTCTATAATTTTATTTTTTAGAATACGATTTTCTTCTTTTAATTCCTCTAGCTCTTTATCATATTTTTGAATTATGTCACGTTGTTCTTTGACTATCTCGGTATATTCATTGTTGTCTAACATTAATTGATTTGCTATATTGGAATTACTGATTTCATCAATTTGGCGAAATGCTTCACTTGTTTTTATATCAAATAAGTTTACGCCAATTTCCTGAAAACCGTTTTCTGCCATTTCTTTCATTTTAGAAGTTAAAGAACTTTGACCTTGTTTAGAATTTTTATTATAATTAGAAGAAATATTATTGTCTTTTGCAATTGCATTGATAGCAGATAGGAGAGAGGCTTTTGACGAGGTTAATTTCTGAAGCGTCATATCATTAGGGAGATCTTTTTCAAGTTCTAAATTCATCGTTTCTGTTATTTTTTTACATTGATAATAAAGCATTGTCATTTCAATTACGCTTTGTAATTTATGTCCATCTTCTGTAATTCCCTCTGTATCACAATAACCAGATAGAATATTAAAACAATATCTTTTATCAGATTCAGATAATCCAACGTCTTCAAAAGGATCGTATCCAATGACGGAAATAACATATTTCATGTTTTGTTTATCTTTTTTTGTCCATTTTATATCTGTATTTGATTCAGTATTGGATGTTTGTTTTTCTTGATTTTTATTGGATTGTATATCATCATATTTTTGGGCAATTTGCCTTTTTACGCTAATAGATGAATGACTTTTATGATGAATAAAACCTTCCTTTTCAGAATCATCATAAGACTTGCCGATATCTTGTCTCATTGCGATATTTTTAAAATAAATTTGCAAAATTTCTTTCCCATAAAATTTAATGTCGTTATCTTCAATATAAGAATTTTCTTTTTTAAATTGATTTTTTGCGGATTCTATACAGTCTTTATAATAAGGCTTATCTATTTGTCTTAGTATTTTATTTAATAGCAGCTCGTTTATTGTACTATCTTTGTTCAAGGAATTATTTATTACACAATTTTTACAAATAGGAACCCTGCCGTATAAAGCAAACATTGGGCTTTTACTAATGTAAAAATCTTTAAGTGGTAATTCTTTACTACAAGAAGTACAACATTGGGTTTGATTTTTTTGTGTTTTAGTAGTTGCTATTATTACCACCTACCTTTTTTTATTTGGAAATTATATCAAACTCTCATATTTATTACATTTCTTTAGATGATTAGGGAGTACATTCTTCCATTTTATTTTCTCATATAGTCTCTTACTTTCTTAGCAATATATAATTGCCCCTTTCCAGTAATAAGAGTTTGCCTATTGGTTTTTGTTTGACCAAACGTATTTGTATAAGTATATTCATTGACTTTGAAATATCCAGCATCAACATATTCCTGATATGGTTGATTGTCATTCATCAGAATTTTGCGGTGTCTTAAAAAGTCAAATAGTCGGTTTCTTCCAATATCAATATCTTTATATTTGAGCAATTTTGCCATAGTTTTCATATCGATCAGATCCTTTGTATCAGACACCTGATTTGCAAACTCAACAAGTGGTTTTTGTTGCTCAAGAGTTTGTTCTGCAGCTTTTCTTGCCTGACGTTCTTCTTTTAATGCAGTTGCTAATCGAATGAGATAATCTGGATCAGTTAATGTCCGTTCTATGACTTCATCGTCCATATAAGCACCATGTTTACGAATTGATGGTAGAACTTCTGAAGTAATCCAATGCTTAAATTTTTTAGTATTAGGAAGTTTACTCGAAAGGATAAGGCTATATAATCCGGATTCGTTAATGATAATCATCTTTTGTTCCCCACCAGGGGTCATTATTTCAGTGACACCTTTATCATCCTCATCTACATGATTAGCAACAGCATTATTCAAGGATTTTCCTTTTCCATATCCCAATGCTAAAGCAATATCCTTCCCCACAAACCACGGTTCATTATCAATAGTTACTGTTCTAATCTCGCCAAATTTTTCATTTTTAAAAATTTCTAATTCATTCATACCCAATAGCTACTAACAATACCATTTCTTCTCTTGTAGTACACCTGTACCATTTTGTTTCATCTTTCACTTTTTATTCCTCCCATAGTGAGTAAAACTGCTCCGCATCAACAATAGTGGAAGAGTAGGTCGGAGTCACCTACTCCATATGGTTTGCAAGTCCACATGTTTACCACTAATACGATTACCAGTTAGTGAAACTGATGGTTCTCTCATAATCGTTAATAATATATTCTCTTTATATTTTCTTTTCTAATAATAGAATTGTTATCTTATGTGGAATAGCTAACCAACCTCATCACTGGTAGACACACAACTTTCACCGTGTATATATCTCTATAAATTTTATTTAAAGTATTCAATTAGTTTTCTCGTTAGCCAGATCTGACCTTTACCTGTTAATAGAGGCGTATACGAAATATACTGTTTTCCATCCCGTTCATTTGTACTTTCTTTATATTTCATATATCCACTATCAATCATTTCCTGTGATGGTTTGTTCTTTAGGCTATAACTAGAACATAAATATTCATGCTCTCTACACCAATCCATAATTTTATTCCTGCCAAAAGAAATTTTAGTATTGTTTTGAAATGTGGCAGCGAATTTCCCAAAATTGATACAATTTTCAGCGACACTTATAGCATCATGAAATTCTGCCTTTGGGATGAGTGGAGCAGTAGCCTTGCTTACTTCTAACTCAACAAGTTTCTTATGTGCCGATGCGACTTCTACTGGATCTTTGCTAAAAAGTTGAAGTTTAAGTTTTTCTTCTTTAGAAAGATAATCGCCTGATTTTAGTTTTTCTTCCATTTTATTGAATGCTTCTATGTATTTTAGTTTCCATTCTAAAGCATTTTTCCCTGTAAATCCCATTACTAATAAAGAAAATCCATCACGATCCATAAGATATTCATACTTTTCACGGTTCATTGAATCCTTATATTCAGATTTAATAAACATTTGAGATAGTTGGGAAATCCCACTCATTAAAAGTCCATTATTTTTAAGGTTTCCATTGCTATCAACTCGTCCTTCAATTGCATAAATAACTTCAGCGTGTCTTTTCCCGAACTTCTTAGCAACATCTCTACTACTTGCTAAAACTTTACCATTTTTGTTTTGTAATACAATTTCATCCATTTTTATTTCTCCTTTTGAAATATTATTTTTTATCAAAAGGAGAACGACTTATTGCTGTCTCACGACATGAGCGTTCTCCATTGCTGTGGCAGTAGGAGTATACCCTACATATTCCTTTCCACAATGGTCTTTCCGTTTTATTTGTAGCCAGCCTCGTCACTGGCAGACACGCAACTTTCACCACGTATATATCTCTGTAAAAATGGATAATTAAGATTTTATTTAACATCAAGTATATGACTTTATTATTTATATTCTTTTCTTAACTTCTCTGTTATGTATATTTGTCCACGTCCTGTAACATATGTTGTTTGTTGCGTCTTAGTTCCATATGCAGTTTCATATACGGATTTCTTGATTTGAAAATATTCACCATCGATATATCTTTGATAAGGCATATTATTTTTCATTAAAATTTCCTTTTTTCTAAGCCAATTAAACAACCTATTGCGTCCAATATTGATATGCTCATCCTTTAACAACTTAGCCATTTTTCCCATATCAATTAGGTTGCTACTATCAGAAACTTTATTCGCAAAATCAACAAGAGGACGTTGTTCTTCTATAGTCAGTTTTAGTGTTTCGATTGTTTTATCTGCAAGTTTTAATGCTCTTGCCATAACTTGTTCTGGAGTATTCCATGCTTTCTCTAAATCAATAAGATACTGACGGCATTGTTTACCTTTTTCTGTGCGACTCATAAGACAGATGTGTTTTGCCATGTCAACGGACATTTCATAATCCTGTAAATTCTTTGTTCCACCGTATTGGTTGCTCTGTACCTGTAGGTACACACCTTTGAAGTCTTCATTTTCAACAAATCCTTGTGAATTGGTTTCAAACCATGCACTGAACCGCTTTTCAATTCCAAGTGCTTTGTGTAGATCTCTCGCTGATACTGTTGGTTGTTCTGTGTCATAATTTACTTTTAAAATTTCATCCATTTTTATTTCTCCTTTTCTAAAAATATTTTCTAGTAAAAGGAGAGGGTCGGTAATTATCCGACAAGTCTCTCCATTGCTGTGGCGGTAGGAGCATACCCTACGCATTCCTTCCACAATGGTCTTTCCGTTCTATTTGTAGCCAGCTTCATCACTGGCAGATGATTGTATATTATGCAGATTTTATCAATCTGCAATATTACTTATTTTTTAACTAACTAATATATTGATAGATAGTTATTTTAAAGGATTTGCTACCTATGACAGTAGTAAATCCTACGCTTATCTTAATTACAATTCAATTCCGAAAAATTTTGCCATTTCTTCTAAAGTCTTTGCATTATTACTATAATAGCTATAACTTTCATGTTTGGTTATACCATCATGCGTACTTGTCCAAGATTTACGGAATCCTTTTACTTTTCCATTTTTATCCCGATTAACGACGCTATGTTTAGAGTTACATTCATTCTCAGTACAAGCACACTCCGCAGTTCCTTTAACCGAATTAGAATCTTCTGTATTTCTGATACTGACTTCATATATGGTTTTATCTGATAAATATTTTAAACAGGTAGAAGAGCAGTTGTCTAAAACATAGATTATAAATGAATCGTCATTTAAATATTCTCTATTTCGTTTCATTTTTTCACACCAAATTTGATTTTCAAAAATAGAGATAATATATTCATCATTGTAATTACTATATTTAGGATGTTCAAACTCTACAAATATAAGTCTATAATTTAAGCAAGATAGTTCATATAAGATTTCTTGTGCCTCATCGTATTTTGCAATAATAGAAATATCTTCATCATCTGATATTGATTGATACGTATTAGAAACAGTTTTGACAAAATCTCTAAAGCTAGAAAAAACTTGTTGTTTCATTGATGTCACCACCAATCAAATTATTCAAATACCTTTTTCAAGGTACTTACTGGTTTGACAGTGACAGCTTTATGCTCTGGCTTTGTCCAAGTACTGCCTTTATTGTCTCCCATCATTACAATTCCTGTTCGCGCAGCTACGATTTTACTGTCAATCTTGCAAATACCAGGCACGGTGACAGATTCTCCTTTTAATATGGCTTCTCTTGTTACGACTTCCAAAGCATCTAATACAGCGATAACTTTTGCTTTAGCCATTTTTTCTCCGTTTTTCTCTAATGTATTTGTAATATTTGTAATCAGTTCCGTCTTTGTCATAATTTTATATTCTCCTTTTGTTTTTATATTTTAATCAAAATTTCACGTCATAAATACAGTCCAATCCTTTATCTGTAATAACAGATATGATTTGTTCTGCCTTATTTCTTAATCTTTTATCTAAGCAATATTCATCTCCACCGCCAGAGAAACATCCTGCCTGCAATACCTTTGTGTCATAGGAAGTAAACATTGCATTTGTATGTTGGTGTCCCATATAAATAATATCTGGTTTTATAGTGGTATACATAGTAAGTTTTTGTACAACAGATTTTAAAGAATCTTTATCACCATGAACACTAAAAATTTTCTGACCACGTACACTAAACATTGCGATGGAAGAGTCTATTGTGTTTTCGTGGAATTTTATATTATAGAAATTTTGTAGTTTTGCCTGTAAATATGGAATAGCTAATAAGTCCATATTTTCACCACGCATATTATCTTCCCTTTTTGCTTGGCATCTGGAATGGTTCCCAGGACATACATATACATTTACAGTGTTAAAACGGTAACTCAATTCTGCAAGGAATTGAGAAATATAATCTGTAATAGTTAAAAATTGTTCAATTAAGTTTTGATTATTTTCAATGCGAAGTGCAAGATGAATAATGCCACTAACTAACTCACTTAAAATAACACTGATATTCTCAGAGCTATGACGTACATAAATTTCAAAAATTTTATCGAGATATTGATTGATTCTATTTTTCAAGATTATTTCATTAAAAGTGTTAAAATGATTATTTATATTTAATCCTGTATGTACATCAAAGAAAGTACATACGATATCATTATCTGTTTTTATAACACCTTTAAATTTTTTAGACTCATCATAAGAAAGTGGTTTGCCTTGATATTCAGAAATGCTTCGTAAAAGTTGCTCCTGATAACTTTCTTTACGAGCCTCTTCTCTAATAACACGACGTAATTCGTTTCGCTCGTCCCGAATCTTTACCTTTTCTTTTTCAAGTTCTTGTTTTTGAACTTTTAATTTTTTTATGTAATGCTCCTCTGTTTTAGGAGTAAAAACACCAGCTTCATAAAATCTTTTAGCAGATTGATATGGTTTGCGAAATGCTGCCTCAGAATATGGTTTCTCATCATTTCCCAATTCTTTGTTTATGGTGTCTGCTAGTTCGTTCCAGTCCATATCTAAAAGCCCAGAATCTTTTGCCTGTCCAAGCCGCCACAAATATTCTTCTTCGTTTTCGTTGTGTGATTTATGTAAATTTATAATTGTTTCCACCAGCTTTCTTACTCAGCTTCAGGAGCAGGTTCTATTAAATCTTCTTCGTTCTTTACTTTGATGTTTACTTCAATGGCTCCTCCATCAAAATCAGATAGAAGAGTAGAAAGGGGTTTTTCTTCTCCATCTACGTCAATTACCATTCTTTTTGCATCAAAAATTCCTGCAACCTTCATTGTAGTAGTTTCTGTACGTTTATATGAAAAATTAGCCATAAAATCCTCCATTTAATAGTTAAACAAACTTTTATACAATAATAATTTGATTATAGGATTTCTTCTAATTGGCAATCTACACCAATAATAAAATCTATAATACCATGTTCCTTTGCTTCTTCTGCGAACATATAATACTCACGATCCTTAATTTTAGAAATAAATTCATCTGTCATAGAAGTATGTTCCACCATGAATTTTGTCATACGTTCATCTAATTCATCATAGAATTTTTGGATATCCTTTCCTTTGTTGCCGCTAGAGACATATCCAGTTGTACCATCATGATATAGTACAACAGTATTAGGAAAGCAATATCTTGTTGCTCCGGCTGCCAAAATATAACTAGCCATAGAAGCACACTTAGCAAATCCAACGGTAACAACGGGAGTAGCAGAATACTTAATTGCACTTAGAATTTGCATACCCATAACGCAATCTCCGCCGTCACTGTTAATATAAAGATATATTTTCTTACGTTTATCAACTGGAATATTTTTGTCATCTGCATTCCAATTTAAAATCATAAGGACAATATTTTCTAACAGATCATCCGTGATTTCCTGGTTAATGACGATGCGTCTATCATTCAAATTTTTCTTAATAATTTCGTTGTAAATACAATCCTCGTCAGTTAATGAAAATAATAATTCCTCGATGTAAAACACTCCTTTATAGCGAAATTTTTGTTCCTTTATTTACAATAAGCACTTTTGTTGATTTATAACAAGCTGCTAATGCTCTTTCTAAATCTTCCTTTAATTCCATTCGTGCTGTTTTATCTCCATGCACAAGATAGATTTTTTCACAGTTTAGGTTTTTATAGTATTGAACTAAGTCGTTATGCTGCATATGACTACTGTAGGAGGTTAAATCAACTAGAGTAGCTTTGTTTTTATAGGGTTTTCCATTTATGGTAATGGTTTTTTGCCCATTTCCATGCTTGATATGTCCAGCTAAAGTATCCAAACCAGCATATCCAACAAATAAGATACAGTCATTTTCATTAGGAAGGATACTTTGTACCCATTTAACACTCCTTCCGGCAGTAAGCATTCCAGAAGAGGAGCATATAATCTTTGCTCTTTTATCAAGGATTGCTGCTTTGCTATCTTCTGATGAAATAATCCTCTGAATATTTTTCCATGCTATCATTTGATCAAACTGTTTTTTGATTTCATTTGTTAGAATAGAAGAGTAGCAGTCTAATAATCTATTGGCAAGTGGGCTATCTACCAGAACTGGTATGTGAAATGATTCGTCGTGACCAAACAATTGAAATAGCTCCCATAAAATAAAAGGCATTCGATCCAAAGAAAAGGTTGGAATTAAAACACGGCGGTTTCTGCTTATACAAAATTCCTGGATAACAGACTTCATTTTCCGACGATCTAATTCAATTTCTTTTTTTGTGACAGATCTATTTCGTTTTCCGTATGTGGATTCTACAATAGATATAGTTGCGCTGGTTACAGGCTGAAATTTTTCAACAAAGACTTTTTTGTCTTCTATTTGTCTATTACCAAGATCAGAAGAAAAATAGATTTTCTTTGTATGAGAAGAACTATTTATAAATAGTTCTGTTTGACAAGACTTTAATATATGTCCTGCAGGAGTATATCGAATAGCAATATTTTCATCAATATCTATTATTTTTCCAATCTCAAGTTCCACAATATTTTTTAATGCAATTTCTACTTCGTTTTGTGTATAAAGTGGGGTATAGGATTTATGCCCTTTATGATTCAATACTTCGCAGTCTCTCTCACAAATATAAGCACAATCTAACCACATTTCCTTTAAAATGCAAGAACTTCCTTTTGGAACTATGATTTTTGCATCAGAATTTCCACGTGCAAATAACATAGGGATTAAACCTATATGATCACAATGGCAATGTCCAATTATGACCATTTCAATGTTTTTTGGCTTAATACGATTGAAAATATCACAGTTATCTCGGTAATTACCAAGTATGGTATTGTTATCTTGTATCATTCCAAGTTCAAATAAGATAGTACGTCCAGAGAATTCAACTTTGGTACAACTTCCAGTAACACCAGTGGCATTGCCGCCAACTACTTCAAGTGTTATGTCCTTTTTCTTTTTGCTGATTTGGATGCGCCGCCTTTCCTGTATTTTCTTGTAGTTTTCGTGCTTTGCGAACTTCTTCTAAATCAGATAATGCTTTTTTGGATTCTGTTAGATAATACTTTGGATGTTTACTATAAGAATGATGAAGCGTTCCTTCATATCCAAATTTATGACCTAGTTGTTGTAGTTCTTGTGATTCAAGTTTTGTAATAGAAACGATTGGTGATTCCTTCTTTCTGTATATATTCCCTAAATGGGTGATTGCGGAGACAGGATTTGAACCCGCGACTTCTTGGATATGAACCAAGCGAGCTTCCAGACTGCTCCACTCCGCGATATATTTTTAGAAAATCAAGTGACGATACCACCAGAATAGTAGTACCGTCACCTGTAATTGAAATATGGAAGTTTGACAAACTTCCGAAGTGAACGAGTTTTTTAGTAGCCATTACAGCCTTGTACAAACCACAGCGTCAATTACGCAGCACGCATGAAACTTACTCAAGGATTTTATCGAATTTTAGTATTTATACTTTGAACTTTAGTTAAAAAAGAATTTTGAAACGTAAATTTTAAGGTTTTAAAATATGATTTTTGAATTTTAACTACAAGAATGTTTTCCTTTCTTTAATATAGCAATCTATTTCTAATTGCCATAAATTATATATTCAAATAATCCAAATATTTGAAATCTATTTTCCATGTGATAACCCGCACACGGCACGGGACGTAAGTACTAGGTTTTCGTAATAGTTACAAATATATTAGAATATACATTACAAATCAATTTCAATGAAAGTAGTGGCATTTGACAATACTAATGCAGTATCACAATTAGATAGAAAACCATCAATTTCTGCTTCTAGATCTGAAATAATCTCGTAAAGATTCAGCGGATCGACTAAACAGTACTCGTTGTTTTCACGATATGGACGTTCAACTGCTTCCTGTTCTTCTGGACTGATTTTCTTAGTAGAATCTTTTCCAACTAAAGTCGTGAGTAGTTCATCTACTTTTAAATCAACCTTTTTATTTTCCTTATCTACAGTTGAAACAGCAGAAGTATATTGTGACTTAATAGAATCAAGAAAAAGTTTCTCATATGCAATAGACTTCTTACGTTCAATGATTTCAGCGATTGTCATAATTTTGTTATTCACAGTAGCAGTAGTAATTGCATTTGATTTCACAATGGCGGACTTTAATATATTTCGATTAGCAGTAAGATCTTGGACAGATTGATAAGATGCTTTTGCATATTTTTCAAAATCTTTTTTAGATAGTACACCAACTTTATCAGATGATTTCTTTGCAGCTCCAATTAGTTTGGCAGTGTTAATTGCTTTCATGATTTTTGCGTCATATAGCTTTAATTCGTTAAGCCCTTCTGTGATACTGATTTTTCTCATATATAGTTTTCCCCTTTTATCATATATTTTTTTAAAACTAGGCTGCCGACGAGATGACACCTATACAAATCAAAATATGTTTCTGATTCTATTTTACTTTGTGTTAGAAATAGTTTTTCTGTGTTAGTCTTTACGTTCTCTTATCATATAGGAAAATTACAGTTTTGGGATGGGCTCTCTAGAAGCCTTGAATTTACTGGCTTAGAGGGCTGTTGTAAAAAAATAGCAAATCAAAATTTTCCTAGATCTTGCTTTTAAAGTACCTCTCTAAAGTTTTCTCTTTATTGTTTGTCTTGGCACAATCTTTACATAATTTCCTTTTCCCATTTGTGTTTTTAACAAGGATACCACATTTATTACACCGTATATATTTTTCTCCATTGTATAACCTCCATTCATATCCCAAACGTCTAAAATCTGAAATAAATAAGATAGGCTTACTATCATCATATATATAAAGTACTTGGATACTCAGGTTGTCGATTTTCTTTGCAAACTTTATCATATCCATTTCTTTTAAGATACTTAATTTATTATCTTTTTCAAAGGAGGATGTAGTAATACATGCCATAGAATAGATTTCTCCATTGCTATAATTAACCCAGTTGCTATTGTTTGGATTTTTGAAATTTTTGAATTTAGCAAGGCAGAGTAGTGTAAAAGCAAGTCTTTCCAATACTTTATTTTGGAGTGATTCAATAGCTGTAATTTCTTTTTCAGTTATCCATACGCCTTTACATTCACATAATGGGTATTTATTTGCTTTTTCTGCATATTTCTCAATGGTGTCTGACCAATCTACGGGATTATAATGCGGATAACAATTCTCCATAAAGAAATTTAATTCCCAAATTATTTGTTGTTTGTTCATGCCTCTTTTGTGATATAAATACCTAGCATATGTACTCAGGAATAAATAAGCTTTTGATGGATCGACAGATTTATTTGAGAGTACTTTATTTACATAGGATGTTTCATCTAAAATTATAATATTTTTTCAGCCTCCTCTACTTTTTTTGTTTTCATGATAAATTGCTCTCCTCCAAATTCAAATTCTCCATTGGATGGGACTAATACTGGATAATGAATAATATAGTTATTCTTATGTAGTAAGTTATCAATAATTGTTTCGTTACATATATCCCATGCAAATTGCCTTAAACTTGGAGAAGAATAACAAATATCAATTATAATGTTACAAAGTTCTTTTTCATTAGGACAAATACTTTCACAGGCAGATTTAAATTTACGCAGCATAATTTCTTTGTTTATGTTTATTTCCTCTTTACTTAGTCGGTGTTTGCTCGCCATACGTTGGAAATTTTTTAGAGACATGTCATACTCTGCCTTTAACTTCTCTATTTCAGATTTACATTTTTCTGAATAGGTTGTTTCAGATTTTAAAATAGAAAAATCAAAATTCGGTATGTGATTCTTTCTATCTGAGCGTGTAAATGTTTTTTCAAATATCCAAGAAATTCTATTTACAAGACAAGGGTTATCTCCAACTGGCATAAAACGATGGTAGTATTCTATAAATTCCAGTTCTTTTTTTGACTTTTCCTTTTTTTTCATTAGTTCCTGTATATTAAGATGAAACTCCCGAATACATTTACTATTGCTGTCTTTCATGTATTTATTGTATTGTGCCATAAGATCTGGATACACATACTTCATGAAATAGGGGTGTTTATCAGCTACAATACTTAAACATAGTTGTTTAAATTGTTTTTCCTCGTCAGTATTTTCAGGAAGTTCCCTACACTCTTGTCTGTCATACCAATATTTCGGCATAGGTTTTGCTATTATCCCTTTTGATTTATCAATAGAGTTTTGCTGAAAATGCTGCCCGCATTTAATTCGGTAATCTAACACCTCATACTCTACACTTCCCTTTTTAAACGAAGATTGGCGTTCAATCATTGCTGTGATACGGTTTGTTACAGCGCCTATTTCATCTCCAAATGCTAACTTGTTTGCCTGTACCATGTCATCTTCGGACGGGATTACTTTTTCTGCTTTTCTTTGCATACATTCAATCGTAGTAGAATTTAATGTGTGCTGCAAAATGATTCTATTGTTTGTAGTAAAGAACATGTCGCCGTCTTTATCGCTTCCGTTCGTAGCATCACATGTAGTATCCCAAGAATTTAATATAATGCCAGTAGTATTATATTGATACCAGAAATCCATTTCATCATTATGGACGACATTTCTACGCCGGATATTATTATGGCAGGTCATAGGAGCGCGGAACAGAGCTATCTCTTTTACTTGTTTGTCAACCCAATATTTATGATAGACTTCCCCTTCTTTTAGCAGCCCAGTTACGGGAAGACCAAATATAGATTGTGCCAGAGAATACATATCTCCAGATACAATGGAAAAATTACCTTCTAGTTTAATGGAGCCTTTTGAAGCAATATCAATTCGCTTTTGTATCATGGATTGTATTTTGTTTCTTACAAACGAATCGTTTATAAGGCGTTTATCAATCATGAGTGCTTTTATAAAGTCATTGTCTAAGTAATCAACATTGTTGTCATCAAGATACATTCCTTTTGCAAAAACAATGCTTTTCCTCCAATCATTTCCTAGTACATCTTTGACTTCATCAATAGTTGGTTTGCATAATTCATATAATTCTCCATCTGTTAGTTCGTAGGTTTGTAAGAATTGATAATTTGCATTCCTAGTATTTTCAAGCTTGTGTGGCGTGGATTTCGCAACAGAAAATTCGTAGTGGTTTTCATTGCAGCAATCTATAAAATGCTCAAGGCTTTTATAGGAATCCCAAAGCTTTACCATAGAAGTAGTAAGGATAACATCGTAATCGCGTACATCCCGACAGGTTCCCCATGCGTCTTTTACTATATAATTTCCGTTATTAAGCTGCCTAGCAAATTCAACAAAGTCAAAAGTGAATAACATTCCCTTTGTCCAGGCATATCTGGTATTGATTCCGGATATTGTTAAGTATTCTGATTCTTCTCCATATAAATCTTTATTGACAATACGAGAATAACTGGGAGACATAAGTCCGTAACCATCCGAATCACAATAATCTATTTCAAAATCCTTTTCATAAGTAATTTCTGGTTCTCCATCACATTCATCACTGATTTTTAATACATCTTCCTTAAAAGAAACATTGCAGTCTTGTACTATCAATATTCTTGGCATAGTTACAGGAATAGAGGCACTACAAATTAAAGCTTGGTATGCTTCTAGTTTCGCTGGAATAATTGGTTTAGTTTTATCCCTACCATTTTCCATTCTCTTGACAATTTCTTCAAAAACATTTTCTCCTATGTAGGTGATAGTAGATTTTTTAATTCCGCCGTTTGTACCAAGTAAACGTCGATAATTGTACCCATTAATTTTAAAACCCTTATTTGCCCTATCATAATCTTTATCTGATAACATTATCATACAAAAGTAATCCTTTTGATATTGTAATGAATATAGTCTGTCATAGAGTGATTGTATCCTGTTTCTATTTTCGATATTTTTTGGCTGCTTTTTAATATGCCTGATTTCTTTTTGTATATGCGATACTTCTTCATCAAGATTCTCAATTCTATTTAATTCACAAATCCATCTTAGTATTTGGCTGTCATTAAGTGCTATGATGTCAGTTTGATTATTCATAGCCGTTTTAAGAGGAAGAGTCAGGTTCCAATTTGCTTGTTTTAATCGTTTACTTGTCAGCTTGTAAATAAACTTGTGACATGATTTTTGTTTTGCTATATTCACTCACCTCCCTATATATTTCCTTTCTATATTCAATCAATAAAATATACTGGTACACGCTCAAGATTCTTTAACTCAGTGATAACAACACTGGAGTATCCATCTATCAAATTAAAATCTTTATCCAAGATAATAGGAGATGCAAAATTGCCAGTTTTGTACCAATGTTGGATTTTTCTACTGAATTTCTGTTTACCAATCTTGGTTTTTCTCCAATCTGGATTTACCTTAATTTTTTCTCTATTAATCCAATACTCGTAGTTTGGTTCATATTTTCCGAGGAGTCCTTTAATTTCATGGATTATGTTTTTCACTATTTACCTCCGACTTTAGAATTTTGTAGTTGCTCATGGACGTATCCATCATTTGTAGTGTAAAAGACATCTGTAATACCCAAATCCTTTATAGCAGCCATACAGGATGGGCAGGGACGGGAAATCCCGAAAAGCTGATCTTTCCGTATTCGATATATGTATACTTTTACTTTCGTAAAATTTATATCAAGATTCCTGATAGCATTAAGGCAGCTAATTTCTGCGTGTAGCTTAGGCAAAGCCTCTACGCCATTATCTTCGTGCAAATCCCGATACCTATTATATTTTTTCTGTATAGGATGTGTTTTATTGCAATTACATCCAATTCCGATAATATCTCCTTGATACACGGCGATACAACCAATATGTGTTTTATGGTAATCTGATATGTTGGCGGCTCGTCTTGCTTTATCAAAGTATTTATAATCGGTTTTACTTATTGTCACTTTAACCATACCTCCCAATACCCATCACAATATTTTGTTTGCAAAGTATCATAGTGGAATTTTAAAAGATCTATGATTTGATAGATGTAATAACAATAATCTATTTGCCCGCTTCGGATAGAAGAGAGAATGCTATTGATATATTGACAATACCTTTGCCAATGTGTCATTCCATGGTAGATACCATCTTTTTCTTCATCCCATTTTATAACATCTCTTGAATATTTCCCTCCCATTTGTCTCTTTGGTTCTTTATATGGCGAAACAAAAAGTTTTCTGATTTGGAATTCTCTTTGCCATTTCTCATCAGTTAATCCATCTACTGGACGCCCGTTTGTATTGGATATAAGTTTCATCTCTCTTAGTTCTTCTAATGTCATGTTTTTTAGCATTTCGTGTTCCTTTCGTTTATTATTTTCTTCTACTAACTTTGTCTTTAGGTTTAGCGCATCTACCTGATTATGAATTCTATTTTTGGAGGGGAGAGTAGTATTGAAATCTTCAATATCAATTTCTCCTCCAAAAACAGAACGGTCAATACTATAATTTCTTGTGTTACAATTCCTTGTCATTCTTTAATATCATTCTCCTTTTCGATTTTTAATTATTTATAGATTATTTTTTATGGTCAATTAGTTATTTGCTTTTACTATCATTCCATGTATGCGTGTATTACTTTCCTAGAGCGTGACGGGAATTCCCGTCACGGAAGATAATTTTCATTCCATATATGTACGTAATTTGCTACAAAGGAATAAGGCAAGTTTAAAGGCGTCCAAGTCTCTCATCCCATACATGCGTGTAAGTCGCTTCACCGTTCAATGGTAATCACCAAATCCTCCCGTCTCTCTCATCCCACACATGCGCGTAAGTCACTTTGGCAAACATTACCAGTCACATATGCTTCCTACACTTCAAACATGTATGAAACGCCAATACTCATAACCCTATTGGCTAGGTATACTTATAGTAACTCGTTCTAGGAGTGTTCTTCCCGCTCATAAGATGAGTCTTACGGAAGCTTCTCCAGTCGGCCTAAGAGACGACCAGAAGAATTTTTCTTCTTCTAATTATGGGATTATAAATGTGTGTATTCCCTCCCATAACATATGCTTCTACATTTAAACCAAAGTTCTATTAACAAAATAGGCAATTACCGATATGATAATTTGGTGCGTTTCAGAACTATTGCAACGTAAACTAAGCTGATAACAATATCAGTAATTGCCGTTAAGAATTGACTTATATGAGTGACATAGTATATATTTCTTTATTCGGAATCTTACTTATAAGTTTTTTCATTCCTAATAGATATTGATTTTATAGAATTATTCATATCCTAATTCTCTTGCTTTAACTCGTGCTGCAGCATTTTTATCTGCCCTTGCTCTTAATTCTGCAAAACCGCAGCTCGGAATCCATGCCTCTATGTAATCAATACATCTTTGAAAATCGCCCTTTCTTGTCCTGGAAATCCTTGAACCAAGCCCTGCATATTTTCTTGTATCTTTATATAAGCTGTGAAAGAAAGTTGCAGCATATTTTTTCCATTCAAGCCGATCATCACCGAGTATTTCATAAAGCCTTTTTCTTGCTGCCGATGTAATTGATTCTTGCTGTGTAGTAGTTACTTCTTCGTTTAGTTTTAACCGTTCTATCTCATTATTTATATTGTTAATGGAAGTATTCATACCTTCAATATTTCGTGAAAGTCCACCAAGTAATGCTTTTTGTTGTTTAAGATCTTCTAAAATAACAGAAGTATCTGACGTGTTTTTGTTGACTACCTCTACGGTTGTTCCAAGAATCTCCATAATTTCTTCATAATTCTTTGCCATAATTATTCAATCTCCTTTGTTTTGTTATTAATATTGTATTCCATAGTATCTGCCCATGATTTGATTACATGAATAGACTTAATATATCCTTCTCTTTCTAATTCAGGAATTTCATTGATTTTATCAATCAGCCAAGCATAACCGCCGACTTGTTCAATAAATGTTGCAACCTTTGAACAGAAGAGAAGAGAAGAATCTTTCAACTTTTTTTCGTACTGGGTATAGGGCGAATTGTCATTCATAGTTTCTATTTGTTTCTTTAAATTTTGCAGCTCTTTCATATTGTTATCAAATTGCCTTTTCAAATCGGCGTAATCTGATTGGTAATTTTGTAGTTGCCTTTTGGTGGATTCGTAATCTTGCGGTTTTGGCGGATTTTCCTTTAAGGATTTAATTTCCTCTATATACTTCTCCATTTGTTTCTTTGTTATCCTCTTTGTTGTATCTAAAGAGGAGATGAGTTCTAACTGTTCTTCATCGGACAAATTACGAATCATAGCAAGTGCGGTATCTTTTGTTACAATACCAGTATCAATTAAGTCTTCTAATTCTGGGATGGTATTAGCAAGTCGCATATAGTTGTTCATGGTTTGGTGAGAAATTCCATAAGAGTCTGCTAATTCTGATTGTGTGTTTGGATTCTCTTTATTTTTCAGATGCAAAATTTTTGCATCTGATTTTCTGTCCCCACCATTTTGAATCCCATAGTACTCATTTAAAAATGTAAAGCATTTTCCAAGCTTCACGGGATTTGTGTTACCAAGAACTCTCTGACGTAGATTCGATTCAATTAAATCCTTAATCTCATTTTCTTCGTTCTCATAATGAATCATCTTATAAGATATTTCTTCAATTCCTAATACTTTACAGGCTCGTACTCTTTGATGTCCGCTAATAATTACTTTTTTATCCGTAATTGTAATGGCATTGGTAATTCCAGATGTGCTAATGGATTGCAATAGTGAATCCCAGGAATCCCCTTCCATATCATCAAAATAGTAATTATTCTTTGGATGTGGCGTTAATTCTGATACTTTAATTTTTCCTTCTTTCTTTAATTCCTGCATTTTAACTTCCTTTCTTTTAAAAATGATATGTTTCTTTGGTTGGAGGTTTCCCTCCAACCTATACTTCTCTATTTGTTTTTTTAGTTTGTCCAAAGGAGTGATTTGCTGAAATATTTCTGTTGGTGATTGGTTATAAGCCTCACACATTGCACAGAAAGTTTTGACCACTTTGTCCCATTCCTTTTCCTTTACCCATTGTATGTACGGTGAATTACCACGCTGCTTTACACAGATGCCAGTTTTCTTACGCCTGCATTGAGTTTCTTTCTATCACTCCATTCCAAAATTCCGGCGGAGAGTGCTTTGTTGTCATTTTCTAACCGTTTAATATGTCTGTTTTTGAATTCTATTAAATTGGCGGATGCAACGGCAACTGCTGCAGCATCTCCACTGGCAACGGCCATACCAACTGCTAACATGAGAGACTGTTCCTCGTTGATGTCTTGGACTTTAGTATCTTTGGAGGCTTTTTCTTCAATATTAAGTAATTGTGTTCTGACTTCTTTAGCTACTCTTGAATCTCTAAGTAGCATTCCAATACGTAGAATTGCTCTTCGTGGAAAAACCTTCAAACCTCTATTGGTTACTGAAAATGTTATCCCATTATCGTATATCAAGATGGTTTTATTCAGCTCTTTTTCCAAAGAGACATTTTGTACCTTTAGAAAATTTTCGGCTTTTTCGAGATACATTCCATCACTTTTCAATTCTTCTTCGTTTCGTTGTGATATTTTTTTAATTGCATCATATTCTACTTCATAGTACTTAGCTACTTGTTCTGTTGTCATGACTTCAAGTTCTGGAATCAATAATAATTCTTTTACCTTTTCCAAAACTTCATAGTATTTCACATACTCATTTCTTGCTTCCTTGTTTTCTATAAATAATGATTCATTCATAGTGTTAGTTCCTTCCTTATTTTGAAATTTTTATAGTTGCAAGGATAGAAGAGTGGGAGCTTCTATCCCGTACTTCTCTGTTTAATGCTCTTTTATTTTTTCGTCATTTGACTACTTTTGATATTGCTCTATTATTTTCTGTTTCGCCAATGCGATTTCATTTTCGTATCCGTCTTTATTTAAAACATAGATATTTGGAATGAGTTGTGGCAATGTTATACCACTTACCAGCAAGTCCTTAGTATCTTTCTTTATAAGAAGAGCTGGCAACCCATTTTGTGGATTAGTTAAATATTGTAAGCATTTGTTAATTGTATTTTTTGACATAGATAAATCTTTTGCCATATTTTCAATACTTCCCCAAAAAGCTTTAGGATACTTTTTTGTGTTCCCAAAACCACGATTGCCTGTAATTTTTGTATTATTTCCTATATATGAGTTAATATAAAGGAACGTCATAAGGATATTTTCTTTGTTTAATTCCAAATCTGCCATCATAATTGTATTGAATTGCGTAGATGATAGTTTTGTAAAATTACCAGTAGGGCAAAAATTTTCTGGTATGATTTTAATTTCAATTCCAGTATCATATGAGATAGAAGATAAGTTTTGTTTTATTTCTATCATTCTTTTTTGTGTAAGGTATTTCAGTATATCTAATACTTCTTTAAATGCTTTTGGTTTTTTAATAGTTTTTTTATATCCATAAAATTTAAAAATCTTATCAATCGTAATCCAACTATACCCTTCATATGAGCGGTACTTGTCCAGTAATATGTAGGTAACATAGAACTTTCTGTTTATCCCAAATTTTTTTCTAATATCACATTGAATGTATTTATTTGGGATTTTTGTAAAATACTCTTTGTTTTTCATGATTAAATTCTCCATTATTTCTTGTATGTTGTCACTAAAGTGACACCCGTTCAGTAGACACCACATTTATGGGTGTAAACTGAACAGAAATAAGATATATATATTAATATTTATAGATCTTATTTGTAAGATTACTATATATATTAATATAGATATATATTTTAAAATTTGTTGTTTTTTATCTTGAGGATAAATTTTCACCTCACAACCTGCCGTTCCCTGTAGCACAATCGGGTATCCAATAACCAGAAGAAAGGGAAGGAAAATATATATATTGTATCTATTGGTATAGAAAAAACTGCCGTGTAGCCTGTAACAATAAATAGAAACTCTCTATCTAATGTCCTGTATAACCTTACGGGTAGCCAGTAAGCAATAAGAGAGGAAAAACAGATGCCGCATGGCACTATATAAGCGTGAGACAGGAAACAAAACTGCCGTCAATGCCAATACCTATATAAATAAAAATCTCTTTCTTTCCTTTATAGAGGAAATATGATAATATCTTTTTGATATCTATAAACACGTATACATTTCTCTCTTTATTGAGCAACTATTGGCAGACGGTACGTTTATATTATGCCATCCGGCACCTTGCTTTTTCTCTCGTATGCCTGTAAATATCGATCTTAGATAAAAGTTGACTACCTTCTTTCCTGTAAAAGAAAAAGATATCTGTTTCTCTGTTTATATCTCATTCTACGCTGCCTTGTTGATATAATTAGATATAGATATATAATATTTCTCCCTTCTGGGTTCTTTTTCCACTTTATTGGCTACCTGCTATAAGTTATTCAATATTATATTTTTACTACTTTTTTATGTTAAGACTTACGCTCAAAAACCTATATTTTTCCTTATAAAAAAATTCAGTTTAGGAAGATTGATTTCCTAAAATTATTCTGCAGTTAGATAAGACATGTTTATGAGCATGGATATATTTTCTTCTTATAGACCATTAGATACCCGGCAGTTTTATATCAAACGATAATCTTTGAGTATAAATATATCTTCCCTTCACAGGTGGATATCTTTTTCTTTTGCTTCAGACGGTAGTCTTTGAGTATGTATATAAATTTTTCTTTTGAATTATTTCTTCTATGAAAATTTGGAGATATAGGATATTTTTTGCATTTAAAGGAAGTGAGAGAGTAGTAATATATCGCGATGTTTTGTAATTCTCAAAAAAAATAAGACAAATGAATTCATATCACTTGTCTTATCATTCTTTTTATATAATTTCTTTTACGGGAAAAGTAATGTTATTCTCATGGCAATAACCAGTTACTTTCCGGTTTGGCTATAAGTCTGGCATCAAGATATGCCATATCCATAGTTAAACACGTATGAGCTTGATAATAACCTTTTGGCATTTTTGTAAGAACTAAGGCTAAATCTGGTGTATTTGCTTTACCAAAGTATAATGGTATCATAAGCTGAATTTGATTTTTGAAATAATGTGGTACTGCCAATTTATAATTTGCCATTACTTTCTTAATGGCAGTATCTATTACTCCTTTTAACATTTCTAATGGTGCAACACTATTAAGTAAGCTTTCTGGTAGCCTTGTACGGTTTTCCTCATCTTCTAATATGTGCTTGTATTGGGTATTGATTTTACAATGCCAGTCAAATACAAGTAAAGACGGATCTGAAAAATAGTCAGTTCTCTCTGGATAATCAGCAATTCCCAATGAACCCAATTCATATTCAGTGAGGAATCCCTTGAATTTCCAACCTGGTTCATCACCGGTATTTGCCTCACCATACACATAAATTGGCTCATAGTAAGTAGTAAAAAGACCAGTGTTAAATAAGCAATATTCTTCATTTTCAACTACTTTTGTTTCCCGACGCAATTTCCAATAAGTATATTTGAGGTAGTTTTTGAGAATAGCATTATCACTTTTTCCAGTAAAACTCCAAGGTTCTGGCAGTGTCATAGCAGCAAGTTCTTCCATTCGTTTATTGTAATCTCCCCAAAGCATAAAATTGTAAAGTTCCTCCATTTCTGTTTTACCTCCCATTTTATCATTTTTTTGACTCATTATACACCTAAAACGGGAGAAAATGCAAAGTTTTTGGTTACAAGGTTATATTCTATTTTTGTATAGGATTTTCTTATGTATTTTCAGAATTACAAAAAAATTTGTGTTATTGGTTTTATATGTTTTTTATAGATGAGTTCGGAAAATGGAAAAATTCGAGCTATTTATTCGTGATAAAAAGCCTGATTTTTTTAAGAAAATTACCATTGATATGATGGTGAGAGAGGAGTGATGGAAATAGGCAAATGCCGTTTTATAGGTGAGTTCGAGAAAAGTCTATTTTTTATAGGAAATGTGGAAGATTTTTGAGAAAAATTGAAAAAATTCAATTTTGAAAATGGATGAAACATAGGAAAAATATAGGGCTGCCGAACAATGTCCCGAACTATTTTCAATTTCATTGGAGGTGGTTGAAAATTTTTTGTGATGTGTAAATGGAACTGCTTGACCAATCTAGTAGCATGAAAAATTCACTTTTTATGTAAATATACCCCCTCTACCAAAATCAGTGAAAACCCTTAAAAAGTTATACTTTTACCCAAAAGTGTAACTTACAGACAGCAAGCAAAGTAACAAGTTAGTACCCAAATCATGTCATAATAACAACAATGAATATTGTGTTTATGACTGTGTTTGCGCTTGTTAAAACACGTTATAATTACGACAATATTTTGCTGTCTATGACCTCGAGAAAGTGGGTTCGAGAAAAATGATATAATTTTGAAATCATTTTGATATCATGTTATAATAATAACAATATTATACAATATATAATATAATCATAACATCAACAATAACATATCACATATAGTATTGTTGATATATCAACAATATAAATATAGATAACATCATAATAATAACTATAATTGTAACATAAATATGTTGTCAAAATAAAAACAATATCAATAATAGGAAACAAGTACAGACAGAAGTAACAAAAAGTCTCAAGAAATACTAACAACAGTTACAATATAATATTAAAATACTAACAATGTCGTAAATATAATAATATCATAATGACGATATTATAATCATGATACAAACAAGACTATAAATATAACCATGTCGTAAACACAACTATATATTGGCTTTGCATCAGTGATAAATAGTAATGCTTATATATTATACTTATATATCTATTATACCTACAAAACATATCTAATTTTCATCTGGCACATACTCTAATATATCCCCTGGCTGGCAGTTTAAAGCATTACATAAGTTTGCTATTGTATCTGTTGTTATGCGTCCGTTGTTTCTAATATTTTGTAATGTACTTTCAGAAATTATTTTTTCTTTTCTTATTTTATAGGTAGAAAGTCCTTTTTGTTCCATGAGTTTTAAAAGTTTGTCGTATTTTATAGTACCTGCCATATTATAAAACCTCTCTTTCTAAATTTCTTATAAATATGCAAGTCTATTATAACATAATATACACTGTTTAAAGCGTATAAAATATACATTTTTTACGGTGTATGTTTGTGTGTTTTGTCAATAGACTATACACGGTTTATAGAGTATAATAAGTACATAAGATAAAGCAAGGGCAGCAGCCTAGCAAACTAAAACCCTTGCTTATCTTAAATAACTGAATAGGAGGTGATACCATGAAAGGCTATTATACAGCCTATGGTTATATGGGATATGTAAACGGCAGATATCAGTTGTTTGCGACTGAAGCCGAATACATTGACTATATAACCTAGTCACCGGAACGGGGCATTTGATGAAAATCAATGTAAGTCCCCGCATAATCCTATCTATAAAACAGTATAGCACAAGCACATAAAAAAAGAAAGACATTTTTAATGAAGGAGGCACAAGCCATGACGATATATGTAACAGCGATTAAAGGGAGTAACACGATTATGAGAGTAGCAATAGCATAAAAACAGCCAGGAAGCAATTTCCCGGCTTTATTTTTTCTTATGTGCTGTTTTTTCATTTATTCCCCAAACAGATTTTTTCAGCCTCCATCCGATATTTTTCTTTTTACAGGTGGGGCGGTTTTTTCGCCGCCCGTTCTGTTGTGTGTCGGGGCTGTTTATTCAGCCCCTTTGTTTTGCTTCTGTTGCTTCAATTCTGGAAACTCAATTCCCAGAATATCCGCTAATGCTTTCAAAGCTTCGTACTCTGTACTTCCCTTTTCAGCTTCACGGTTTAAGAAGCGTTGCATTTCTTCTTTCGTCATATCGTCCATCTGTTCTCCTTTCTCCCTTTTGGGTTATTGTCCTTGTTCCTTTGGACAATTATATATTAACATGCTTTCTGTCACTTGTCAACACTAATTTTAGTGTTTTCTAAAAATATTTTATCTTTTCCTCGTCTGTGGGAACTATCTCTATTATATCAGATGGTTCCAACCGCAGGATTAAACATATTGTATTTAATGTATCTACCGATATGCCATGCCCCTTGCGGATGTGTTGCATTGTACCCTCTGACATTATTTTATCTTTTCTCATTTTGGTACTGGTATAACCTCTATTTGATAGCTCTTTCAATATATCAATCTTATATCGCCACATTCCCCCACTTCCTTTCTTTTGCTTTTAATCATTATAAACCAAAATCCATAAAAAATCAACTCCAAAAATATTTTTCAAAAAACTTTAATTTTAGTGTTGACAAGCACTAATTTTAGTGGTATTATAATGTCAGAAACAAGCAAACAACAAACCAAACAGGGGGAATGGATATGACAGTTAATTATAAAGGAATGGATAAAGACTTTAATTATAGGTTAGCAAAAATCAATTTTGACGATGAAAATAACACAGTTGAAATTTTAAGACCAAATCCAAACGCAAAAGATGTATATGTGACGTTGCCGACCAACTCGCATATTGAGTATGTGAAAAATCACTGGTATATGTAGGCGGACACGTTCCGCCCCTGTAATGCAGCCGAAGACGGTCACAAGCCCGGAAAATGCAGAGTGCAGGAAAAAAGAAAAATCAGGAGGGAAAATCATGTTAAATATGCTTTGCGAACTTACAAAAGGGGAAGCTTGCGGAAATTATGAAACTTTTATCAAGTCAAACTATCACAGCGGATTAGGACTGCTTCAGGATTTGTGGATTAAAAATCATGAATTATCGGAAAAAGAAATTAAATTTTATGACAATGGGCAGGAACTTTTAATTTATAGCAATTTAGGAACATATGCTTGTAATTATATCACATACTGTGATGTTAAATTTATAACAAGTGCATACAGTAAAGATGGACTTGCTTTGGAGTATGAATTTGATTATGAAAGCGAAGTAAGCAAATGCCTATTCGATTTGTGGAACATGAAAAAATCACATCCAGACAGATGGATGTATAAGCTTGACAGGATTTACAATAAGTATGGAGTTGACACCGTAAACTATGTTAGGGGATTTGCGAGATATTAGGCAGACTAGCGGCGCAGGGAGTGTAAGCCTTGCATTTATCGGATGTAGCTGTGGTACTTGATAATTGCCGACCAAGTCCGCGCCGGCAATGTACCACTCGCGCAAAACATCATTCTGCGTATGGATAAAATCATACATCCACCATCCTCCAAACATTGTGCAAAATCACATAAACTACTATTTTTGATTTGTGCAATGTGACACTTGTTCTATATCATATATTTATTATACAACATTTACCGAAGAATTTCAAAGGTTGTATTTTTTCGATTTAAGGCGTTTTATTATCTTGCCCTATATATACGTCAAATCAATTTCAAGGCGAATTTGGGGCGAATACGCAAGCGAGAGAACACAATAAAAGCGGCATACTATTCTACCACTTTATTTTTTGTCTTTTCTTCGGCAACCATGTCAACTATTTGATAAAAACTTTGCTTCCTTAGCTCATTCATCCTTTCGTTATGGCTGTTACTTATTTCTGTTCTGTCTTTAATAGTGCCTTATAGTAAAAAATCAAAAAGGGGGGGAAATATCATGTTGAAATATTTTCAAAACTGCAAAACTGCAGAGGAGGCAAAGCAGGAATATAAAAAGCTTGCACGGCAGTTTCATCCTGACTATAATCCGGATAAGGATACTACAGAAGAGTTTAAACAAATGCAAGCAGATTTTGAATCTGTTTGGAAACGTTTGAAGGATATTCATATGAATGCGGATGGGGAAACCTATACAAAAGAATCCAGCGAAACGGCATCGGCTTATATGGACATTATCAACGCTTTATTGAAAATTCCTGGCATTGTAATAGAACTTTGTGGTTCTTGGTTGTGGGTAACAGGGAATACCTTTGCAGCAAAGGATATATTAAAAAATTTGCGTTTTAAATGGAGTCCGAAAAAATCAGCATGGTATTTTCATTCTGAGCCATACCGGAAACGCGGGAAAACGGAAAAGAGTATGGAGGATATCCGATCTATGTATGGATCAGAAAGATTTCAAACACGGACGATGGAGCCGGAAGTAATTACAGCATAACGAAAAGGTTCTTTGTTTGTATAGTGAGGGGCAGGAAATTTTGGCTTGAAAAAGTTGTGAAATCTGATATAATGAATTCAGATTGGAGGTTAATATAACGTGCAAATAAAATATAGTAATAAAGCAGCAAAGTATATAAATGCGTTAGATAGACCTACAAAACAACGGATTAAAATTGGCATTGAAGGATTAACAGAAAATCCACCAAAAGGCGATATAAAGACAATGCAAGGCTATTCAGATGGTAGAAAACGGTTAAGGATAGGAAAGTATAGAATAATATATAATTATGAGCAAGATGGAGAAATTACAATATTATATATTATGAATGTTGATACAAGGGGCGATATTTATAAATAGAAAGGAAGTGTTTATATGAGTGCAGCAATAAAGGAAGCTATAAACCTTATGGAAATATTACCAGAAAGTGATCAGAACTTTGCACTTGAATTCATTAGAAAGCTTGTTATAGCATGGGATCCAGATTTTACAAAAGTTACACCGAGAGAACGAAAAGAGTTAGAAGAAATAGAAAGAGATATAGAAGAAAATGGAACAGTTTCTCATGATGTTATAAATTGGGATTGATAGGACGGTATATGCTTGAAAAAGTCATGAAATCTGATATAATGAATTTGTAAAGAAAATAATAACAGAAGGTGAAAGTATGAGTGAAAGAGAACAGGTTATACAGATTTTAGATCAGCTTCCGGATTATAAAATAACAAAAATTTTATATTTGTTAAAAGGCATACAAATAGATGATGAAATAGAAGATGAGTTATTTTGTGAAAGGTTGGCAGAAAGATATTTAAATGATCCAGAGCATGAGATAATTTCTTTTGAGGAAGCAATAAAAGAATCGGGGCTGACAATGAATGATATACAAAATTAGTATTGATAAAAAGGCTCAAAAGTTTATCAAAAAACAACCAGAAAGCAAACGCAAACTATTATATAAAGCAATTTGAAAGTGCCGAATCTTTATGGTTGGAATCTGCTAAGGACATGAATATAGAAATTCCTGAACCGTCATTTTCTGTTACGCAGGTTTAGATAGGAGGGGATAGAGATTACCATACAACAAAAAATTGACATGGCATTAGCCTATTCTGAAAATGTCACAAAAAAGGATATAGCGGATAAGTTAGGGGTTACACCTTCCGCATTTGGGCAGCGCCTCAAAACTGGAAAATTTACTCAAGCGGAACTTGAAACAATAGCAAGTGTTCTAGATGCTGAGTATATTTCTTATTTCAAATTTAAAGATGGCAAAGAAATCTAAGAGCAATCGTATAAAACGGTTGCTTTTTGTATATGATATAAATGTAGAAAAAACTACAAAAATATCAAAAAACCTATTGACATAATCTTCAGTACGTGTTATACTATAGCTATAAAATGTAGAAAAAACTAAATAAATTAAGTTTATCCAACATTTCAAGAACTGAATATAGACTTGCCAAGTAACAACGGCACGATGACATTGAAAAGTCAGCGATATCAAAGAAAGTGATTCATCCCGTTATAGTGGGATGCCTGGTAGTAGGTGGAGAGCGCCTCCATCAATCTAGGTTGCTGACAGTATATGTTGACGTGTCCGTATCGGAATCGGCTATAAAAACTAGAATACTATAAACCATTCAATAGGTTAGTAAAAAATGTTTTGTAATGCAGCTTGAGTAAAATTCAGCCGGTCACAAGCCCGTAATGCAGAGTACAGAAAAAATGCTTGAAAATTTGCTTGATTTTGGTATAATAAGAAAAAGAAAGGGGATGAAAAAATGTCTTCGATACCAGTAGAAGATATGAGCAATACTTTTGTAGAGCATTCTTTTATTATCAATAATTTTGTTGTTATGATTGGGAAACAAATAAAAGATTCTTTATGCCGTGTGTTGGGGGATGGGGTACAGTATCAATGGCACGAAAATGATGACAAGATTGTTATACCGGATGTTTCTATTAACTGTAATACAAGAGATAGAAAAAATGTATCATTGACCGGAATCCCCAGAATGATTATGGAGGTTTTATCCAAGTCAACAGAAGAATATGATCGCGGCGAGAAAATGGAAATTTACCAGAAGGTTGGAGTTTCGGAATATTGGATTGTTGATTGGAGAAAAAAACAAGTTGAAATATATTTGAATGATGGAAAAGAGGATGGTACTACCTGCTTCTATTTGTATAAAACAGTTACAAAGGAAAATAAGGACGACTTACAACTTGTGATGTTTCCAAATCTAAAAACAGATTTTGATGAATTATTTAATTTATAAGGAGGGGATAAAGATTACTATACAAGAACAAATAAAAACAGCTTGCATACATGCAAATATAAGCATAACAGAACTAGCAAAACAATTTGGTATTAGTCAGCCAGGATTTTCACAAAGAATGAAAACGGGAAAATTTACAAGAGAAGAACTAGAAAAAATAGCAGGAATTTTGGATTGTGAATATATTTCATATTTTAAATTTCCAGACGGTAAAGAATATTAAAGCATTTACTTTTGTGAGTAGATGCTTTTTTATTGTCATAATAAATAAGGAAAAACTTATAAATATAATAAAAAAGTATTGACAAACTAAAATACTGGAGTTAAAATTAAGTAGAAATAAGAAAAAACTTATAAAAATAAGTTATTCTTTATAAAGTGGATGGTTAGCCACTATAAAAGCCCATGCGAAGTGAAAGAGTCCAACGGATGAAGAATTTCCGCAACTTGAAAAAGTAGACGCATGAAAAAAAGAGAATATTCCTGTAATGCAGCTTGAGTAAAAACTTAAATGATTACAAGCCTGTAATGCAGAGTATAGAAAAAATGCTTGAAAAATCTTTTGGATTTGGTATAATGAAATTATCAGTTTAGTATAGAAAGAGGGATTTTTATTGAGTGAGAGAGAAAAATTATTCCAATTAGTGGATGATATACCAGATTATAAATTGACTTATGCTATAACTTATTTACAAGGACTAACGGATGGAGGCAGAGCGGAACTAAATAAAGAAACGCTAGAAGCATTTGAAGAAGCAGAGAGGATAAGTAAAGATCCAACTGTAAAAAGTTATACAGATGTGCAGGAAATGTTCAGGGAGATTTTAGAAGATGAATCTTGAGGTTAAATATTCTAGCAAATTCAAAAAAGGCTTGAAATTGGCGACAAAAAGAGGTTTGGATATATCTTTACTGGAAAATGTTGTTGAAAAATTGAAAAGCAGGATTCCACTAGAGGAAAAATACCAAGATCATCCCCTTAAAGGAAAAATGTCAAAATATAGGGAATGTCATATTCAGCCAGATTGGCTGTTGATCTATCTTATAGAAGAAGATATACTAGTCTTAACACTAATCAATACAGGGACACATTCTGATTTATTTAGTGAATAAGGAGGGGATAAAGATTACTATACAACAGAAAATTGATATGGCATGTGATGCATCTGGAATTAGTAGAGCAGAATTAACAAGGCGATTAGGGACTTCTCAATCAGCTTTTAAACAAAGGTTAGACCGTGGGAAATTCACCCAAGAAGAACTAGAGAAAATAGCTATTATATTAGGATGTAGATATTTTTCTGGTTTTATATTTCCAGATGGATTAGAGATAAAATAGCACTTTTACAAAAGGTGCTTTTTTTATTACCTTTATAATTTAGAAAAATATAAATTTAATTTAGAAAAATATATTGACATAGCAATCTTTTTATGGTATAGTATACTCAAGAAGTTTAGAAAAACATAAATTTAATTTATGTATAAATAAATTCTAAGAATTTCATATAGACTTGCCAAGTAACAACGGCACGATGACATTGAAAAGTCAGCGATATCAAAGAAAGTGATTCATCCCGTTA